TCAGTCGCCGGTGTATTCACACCCGCTGGTGCAGGTTTCGTGGATGCGCACCTTCGACAGCTCTGGCATCAGCGGTTTGACCTGCTCCCAGATCCACTTGGCGATCACTTCACTGGTGGGGTTTTCCAGGCCCGGGATGTCGTTCAGGTAGTTGTGGTCCAGCTTGTCATAGATTGGCTTGAAGATCGCCTTGACCTCGGCGAAGTCGCGAATCCAGCCGGTGTGCGGGTCCAGCGGGCCGGTCAGGTGCAGGCCGACCTTGAACGAATGGCCATGCAGGCGGCCGCATTTGTGCCCTTCAGGGACGTGGGGCAGGCGGTGAGCCGATTCGAATGTAAATTCCTTGAAGATTTCCACTGGTGGACCTGTATAGCTGGTGGGATAAGGGCTTGAGCGGAAATTGGTGTTTCAATGTACTGCTCAATGTACTGATTGGTCGTCGCTGGGGTCGAAAGAGGTCATCCACTGGGTGATATCCGACTGGCGCCAGGCAACCGAATTGGGGCCTATCTTAACCTGTTTTGGGAAGGTGCCTTCACGGATTCTGCGATAGACGGTGTTCCGGCCAATGCCGGTCACGTGCAGCACCTCGTCGAGGCGCAGGAAGCGGTCGATGTTTTCTGCGGGTCGCATGGGTGTCTCCTTTATAGAAGGGTCAGGCCGTGAAGTGGTGCCCGACCTTGGCCGCCCGGGCGGCTTCCTCGGTGCGGAACATGAGCTGGGTTTTGCCGGGGCGGCCTTCCGATTCGTACTCGGCCTCTACCCACCAGTGGCCGAACTTGCGGTACGGCTCGCCGAGGATCTTCGTGACGTAGCAGTCGATCAGGTTCATGGATGGTCTCCTGGCTCAGTCCCAGCTGAGCTTCTCGGGCGTTGGCGGGATTGTTTCGAGGCTGGCAAGGTCGAGCAGGGTGAAGTACCCGCCGTCCTGAGGTCTCCACCCAATGGTGTCGATGTAGATCACGTTTCCTAGCGATGCCGGACTGGGAAGGGGCGTATGGCCAACCACTACGGCGCGAACTCCATCAATCGGTTCGTTATCGCGAAGCTCAATGCGGCTGCGCGACCACATGCAGGTGTTCTGTGTCAGGCGCAGTTGCTTGGCTGTTTCTGGAGATTCCAGTGCGGTCCGCAACTGGCCCCAGGACGGGAATGGGCAGTCAGCGTGCACGACACCGACCAGGCCGCCAGGTGTCTCCACTTCGATGGCGATTGGCAATTCGCGGAACTGGGCGGCGAACTCTCGCTGTTCATCCCATGGCAGCCCAGCGAACCAAGAGCCACCGTTGTATACCCAGTTGTCCACGTCGCAGGTATCGAACCGGCAGACGTAGTCGTCGTGGTTGCCGCGCACTGTGTGGAACCATGGCTTGGCCAGCCAACTGAGCACGTCGCGGCACTCCGGTCCACGGTCTACCAGGTCGCCCACGCTGAACAGCCGGTCAACTACTGGGTTGAAGCCGGCTGCGTCCAGCGCGGCCTGCAGCCGTGTGAAGTGCCCGTGAATGTCGCCGACCGCGAAATCGCGGCCAGCAGTGTTTGCGGCGAAGCGCTTGATGCGCACCACCTCGATGGTTTCGAGCATGTCAGCTCCTACAGGGAATTGAGGTCAGGCCGTAGCCTTGGCGATGGTCTGCTCGAAGCGCGCGGCCAGTTCGGCGTTGACCTCGGCCTTGGCCAGGCTGTCCTCGGTGCCCTTGGCGCGGTGAAGGGTCTCGTACTTGCGCAGCTGGGCGGCGGCATCGATCAGGTCGGCCAGTAGCAGCGGCGCACAACAGATGAAATTTGCCATTTCTTTCGATAGGTAAAAGTCGGAGACCGAGTTGCCAGCACTGTCCTTAACTTGAAACGTCGTAGGCTCTGATAGAAATCCCTGATGGGCTTCAATTTTCCAGGGCAATAGATTTAGTGAGCTCATATAAATACCTGTACGCCCGCGCATGTCGGCGGGCTTGAGTAGTAGAGGGAGGGGTTACAGTAGGTGGGCGCCGGCTTCGAGCAGGCCGTCGCGCTCTTGGCGAAGATTGTCCCGCTCTGTGGCCAAGCGCTGGATCTCGCGGTGTAGGTATTGTGCGATGGTTTCGCCGCATCGAAGATCGCCGGGAATGGCGCGGCCTTTCAGAGCGGCCTCCAGTTCGTACAGGGTGAATTGCTCGATCATTGCTCCACCTGCTTGCGGTAGCCGGCGTCGTAGAGCCTCAGCCCCATATTGATCTGCCCGGGTGTTGGGGATTCATGACCGGCATCCAGGCACATTTGTCGCGCAGCGCGCTGGCGTTCTTCCGCCGCCCTTTGTTCAGGAGAGCTGAGCGGCCGGAAATCGTACTCGCTGAGATGGCCGCAGTTTTCTTCGCCGCCATCGCGGTAGGTGACCAGAAACAGCTGTGCGCCCATGGCGGTGATGGTCACTTCCTGAAATCCAGGCCGAGCCCAATCTTCTGTGGAGCGTTTGTTCTTCATTTCGATCTTCTGGCCAATTGGCGGCAGGCCTTCGCCATCCCAGCGCGCCGGCCGCGGCGTGATGTACTGCACCTGGCCCCGGGTGAAGTTGTGCCGCGTCTCGCCCGCGCCACCGCCATATGGATAAGCGCGATCCTCGGCGCCGACCACAGCGTACTGGTCCATGTTGATCCACGCCTCGGTGATGCCGTGATGGGCGACTAGGCCATGGCCGTCTGCCCATTCTGGCGCTTTGCTCCAGTCGATCTTGCTCACAGCTGATACCTCTTATCAATCCAGCGCTCAGGCGCCAGAGCGGGTGTAGGTTCGGGTTGGGTTTCATGCGGGGAGAGCTGGCGCTCGTTGCCGGCCTGGTTCGGGCCACGCAACATCCAGTCAGGTATGCAGCTGAGTCCGCCAGCGTTGCCTGCGGCATATTTCCAGCAGGTAACTGATCGCTTGTCGTCGTGGAGCACATCTATGCTCGGCGTGAGCTGCTCCGCGCTGGCGCCGGTGGCCAGCAGCAGGAGGCAGAGGGCGAGGCGGGTCATCATGGCCACTCCTTACTGGTCCGCTCGCATTGGGCAGCCAGCTTCAGCAGGTTGATTGTGGTGGGCCGGAATCCATCAATGTTGGGGTATCCCTCAAAGCGATGGCCGTTTGGGTAGGTCTCGAATGGCCCGTGCCAGCACCAGTTCATCTGCCAGTCCTCCCAGACGGTGTAGGCGTCCTGTCCTTCGCCCCAATAGTCCACGCCGCCGCCCACGCTCAGAACGTGTCGCACACAGGAGCCCTGGTCATACGCCAGCTCCGTCGGCTCCTGATCACGCCAGGCCTTGCGGTACACCGAGGGCAACAACTCGACCAGGCGCTTGCTGAGCTTCTTTTCGATGCGGGCTTTCATGGCCACCCTTTTCTTGGGCATGACGATTCCTTGGCCGCCATATCGCGGCAGTGAGTTGTACAAGATTATGTTTTCGTACAAGAAATTCGGCCGGTTGTCCGATTCAGCGCGCTTTTCAGAACATTGTTTTTGCGGTCGAGACAACCGGGGCTAAGGTGGGTTGACACAAGCTGATTAGACGAAAGTCGTAGGAGGCCGACATGAGGATTCGCGGTGAAGTTTTCTGGGGGTGGGCTGATCCAACGCTTCACCACCGTGCTCACGACGAAACCCTCAGCGATGGAACGCACATTGATGTTCAGGTGCGCCTGTCGCGAACGGGTAACACGCAGATGTTCATTGGGGTGTATGCCGAGAGTGGCATGGCCCTTCACGAAGAGGCGTTTGATTCCCGGCCCGGTGAATCCATGACAAGGGCTTTGGCCTGGGGAGTAGGGCGAGCTCGCCGAATTGCTACAGACACTCTCCCAAAATTCGACAAGGTCGCCTGCTCGGGATAGGGGAGATTGGCTGCAACGGGGTGGAGTACAGATGTGCTCCGTAGCGGTCTAGCCTTGCGCGCGCATGAAGGCCGCCATGTCGCCCATCTGGTCGACGATGAAGCGTTCTTCTTCTGCTGCGGCTGCGTTGAACCTTTCTCGGCGCCTCTTGCAGAGCAGGCAATCGACTTTGGCCCAGTCGCCTGATACCTCGCTGGTCTCGCCCAGCCAGGTACCGCAGGGCGCCTGCTCAATGTCTTCCAGGTCGGTGAATGGTGCGAAGTGCGTCTTCACGTTGCCTCCGGCTCTGCGCTGGCGGAAAGGAAGGTCTCAAGGTGTCGCCGCACGCGCAGAACATGATCGCTATCCGAGAAGCCGCCAGTTGCAACCTCAAGGAAGTCGCGCAGCAGCGCATCCCGCTCGGCTATATGCTGAACTGCCGCCTTTACACGTGATGGAATGTCGGCGTGACTGTAGCGGGTCTTCGGTGGCTCTGGCCCCCTGAGTGCGATTGCAGTTTCGCTAAGTAGCAATCCTTGTTGCTCGACTAGTGCGACGAGCTCTGCGTTTTCTTCCCGCAGCCGCTCAACCTCGGCGGTATCGACAGTCGGCCCAACTGGAATCATCGGCAGCCCAGTCGCCGCCGCATCCCGCTCTGCCTCTTCTTTGGTCCACCAGAAGGCAGTACCAACCATCCAGGCTATAGGTTCGGGGTGGGGCTGCGGGGCTGGCTGGTCGAATTGTTTGAATGCTACCCAGAGGCCCTGGACGTACTTATCTGCATAGCCTTCGCGGTCGTCGCCACGGGCGAGCCAGGTGCCGTCCAGGTAGCCGAGCACAGGATGCTTGGTGCTGAGAACCCATTTCTGGAATCGCTCACGGCGCCCTTGTGGGTGCTGGACTGCAAGTTCGGTGTTTCTGGATCGGTTTTCTGTGGGCATGGGGATACTCCGTGATTAAGCGGCTGGCGATTGATCCAGCAGGAAGTCCATCTGTGCGGCGCCTTCAATCCAGGCTGTGTCCAGACGCTGGCGGGCGAGGGCGGCGTATTCAGGATTCAGCTCGCAGATCACCGACTGCCGGCCTTCCTGCATAGCGACCAGCGACGTGGTGCCGGCACCACCGAAGGGGTCCAGCACCAGCCCGCCGCGCGGGGCGCTGGCAAGGATGCACGGACGGATCAGCTCGGGCGGGAACGTGGCGAAGTGAGCGCCTTTGAACCCGTTGGTGGCCACTGACCATACGCTCCGCTTATTGCGGGTGGTGTCGTAGTCGATGTCTTCACGATCTGCGCGGTGTTGGCCGGTCTGGCCGTGGTCGCCGTCGGAGTACTTCGTCTCGCGGGCGAAGCTGTTGCGCTTGCTTCCCACCGTCCGAGGCTTTGGTTTGCTGCCGTGACCCCAGCCCACGCCGTTGTTTCGCGGTACCGTGTTTCCGGAAACCGTTCGGTTGCCGCCGGCTGAGTTGTCGAATGTCGAGCCTTGGCAGTAGGCGCCGCCACGAAAGGTGTTCGCCGAGCCCTTGCCCGTCAGGTTGGCCGGCTCCCTGATCGCTTCCTGATCGAAGAAGTACTTCGGCCCCTTGCTCAGTAGGAACAGATATTCGTGGGCCTTGGTGCACCGATCACGCACGCTTTCAGGCATCGGATTCGGCTTGTGCCAGATGATGTCCTGCCGGAGATACCAGCCGTCATCCTGCAGCGCAAAGGCCAGGCGCCATGGCATGCCCATCAGGTCCTTCGGCTTGAATCCGCCATGATTTGGCTTCTTCGCCTTGCGTGCGCTGGCAGCAACCTGGCGGGCACTGAGCGATGAAACGCCCAGGCCCATATCGTCGCGGCCGTGTGCGCCCCAGCTGCCGGCGTAGCTGTCGCCCATGTTCACCCACAGCGTTCCATCGTCGCGCAGCACACGGCGCACCTCGCGGAACACCTGCACCAGATTTTCGATGAATTCGCGCGGGGAGGCCTCCAGGCCGATCTGGCCGTCGACGCCATAGTCTCGCAGACCGAAGTAGGGTGGGCTGGTGATGCAGGTGTGCGCGGACTGATCTGGCAGCGTCCGCATCATTTCGATGCAGTCGCCGACCAGTATTCGGTGCTGCTGGGTCATGGCTTGCTCCATGCGTGTAGGCGCCGCCCTCGCCGGGGAGGCGTTATCGTTGAATAGGGGAAGGCGCTGGCGGGCAGCGCGGAGTGATATGCTTCGCCGCTTACCAAACAGGGAGAGCGGTAATGGGGTTGCGCGAAAGGCTTCGAGCGTTCCAGCTATGGTTTAACCCGAAGCGCAGACGGTGGGCTGGCGTTGCGCTGATCGCACTTGGCGTGGCCGGGATGTTTCTCAACCCAGAAAGCCGGTGGACCCTGGTGTTAGGAACTGGGATCTACTGGTTCTTCACAGCGTTGCCACCTGTCCTCGGCGGAAAGTGTTAAGGCTCTGGCGGGCAGCGCCTGAGGGTCAGGCGGCGTATCGAGTACGTAATGCGGCGGCGATACGAGGGTCCGACTGCATTTCGGCGTAGGCAATTGCAATCCGGTGCTTGTGCTCTCGCCATGACTGGTGCGCTTCGGAGGCGCTGGCGTGATAGCCGAGAAATTCGTGACGACCAGTGAAAGGGTTCCTGCACTGAGCCACGAACCTCTGCCGCGCCTTGTGCCAGGAAACTCCGATTGGCAGGTCTCCACGTATCGCCCGGCTATCGACCATGAATCTGTTCAGGTCGGGCGGGATAAACGCGCAAGTATCCAGTGAATACACCTTGTTGCCTGGAAAAAGCAGATCTTTGTCCAGGTGCTTGCCTTCATAGTCTTGTGCGGACATCCAGGCCCTGAAGGACGAAAAGATGAGCCAATCGCTGGATGCCGAGCAGTCGTGATAGGTGGGGTTTCTGTTCTGAAACTTCTCGCTATAGCAGCGCTCCAGCATTCCGGTCCATGTCTTGTAGAACGGGCAGGTCCATACAGATCGCCGGCGTCCGCCTACCGTTTCGGTAAGGCAGACCTGATAGTCGGCGTCGTTTGCTCCGACGCCATAAACCAGATTCAGGGCTTTGCTCATCGCACTCTCCTGATTTGTGTTGGCAGCGTCATGCCTCCGAGGGGCCGGATGCGGCATGGTGGCAATTTGGTTTGGGATGGGGTATTACGGGTGACCGGCATTGGGGCCGGCTACAGAGCGGAGTCAGGTATGTCGGTCAAAATCAACCGAAGCGGTTTAGACAAACTGATGAAAAATGCAAAGGAGCTGCAAGCCACTAAGCAGGTGAAGCTTGTGGATTTGATGAATCCGACTTTCATAGCTGCCCACAGCAATTTTGAAGATCTTGGCGCGCTGTTCGCAGCCTCCGGATTCAAAGTCGATTCCGCTGAAGATTTCGCCGCGATCCCTGACGCTGAATGGGACGCCTTCATATCGGAAAACACAGACTTCGATAATTGGTTGGAAATGCAGAAGGCTGCGCATGCAGAATTTGCCAAGTCAATTCTCAACAAAGGACTGTGATCAAAAAACAGGCCTGATTACCTCGTCGCCCGGGTCTTGCTGAATCATCAGCATGCTCTTCCGGTCGAAGGCCAGTGCCAAGCGTGGCGATATGCTGATCTCATGCCGCGGCGGGGTGAGAAACTTCGCCGCGTGCAGCCTGCCCAGCGCATGGATGCCGTGGATCAGCGCCTCAATCATCTGGCTGCAGGTGGCGTCTGCCCAGCCGCAGATGGCGCGCAGGTGCTGTCCGGTTCGCTTCCTGGCTGACAACCGAAGTGGCTCAGTCCGCGCCACAGATCGGTGAGCATCGATTTCGTGGCGCGCGATCCTGAACAGCGCGTGATGCCCGAGCGCTTCGATGTGATGAATCATCAGCGTCATCGCCTCGCCCTGTTCCTCGATCCCGGCCCACTCCATCAGTTCCAGCAGGGCCTGTTTAGTCCCTGGTCGAACCTTCAAGCGCAGGTCTTCTTCCTTTAGGCGCTCGGCCTTGGCCCTGCGCTTCTCGTCACGCTGCTGCTGCGTCAGAGCCATCATCGCCTCCATTGCGCACAAAGCGGGTGCCCGGGGCGTACTCCAGCAGGTCACACACCCGATTGATGATCTTGAGAGCCGCGTCGAACACCTTGGCGTCGTCCGGCTCGCGGGCCAGGCGCTTCATGTTCGGCTGGTGCTCAAGGCAGACCTTGTCCACTAGGCGCCGGGCCAGCCTGCGCAGATGGTCGGCGCTGTCGTGGAAGCGCAGGCTCAGCGCGAAGGCCAGAGCCACTTCATCCGCACGGTACTGGCCGCCGCTGCGGGTGTTGTATAGCTTCTTGACCGGCCGATTCATCCAGGCCGGCAGGGTTACGACTCCAGAGGGGGCTTTCTGCATTTCGGTGCTCCGTGAGGCCGCTGGGCGGCAGGTGGAAATGTTCTTGCCGCCTGCGCTGGCGGACCAGGTTGTTGATCCGCCTCATGCCGCGCGCGCCGTTTCGATCTGCTCGGTGACCTCGACCAGTTGCTGGGTCAGGTTCTCGATGGTGGCGGCGCCGCGCACACGTTCGGTGCGGCCCCATTGGCAGCTGCGGTTGAACAGCAACTGCAGGTGCTGCTCCAGTTCCTTCCGGCGCTGGAGGAGGTCGGCGGTGGCGGTGAGTGGCATGTTTATGCTGCTCCTTGCATCAGGCGGTACTCGCGATGCAGTTGTGCGTGGCACCTCGCGCAAAGCCAGACCACTGACAAAGGGTCTTCGTATTGGGCGTGATGTCCTTGGATGTTGGTGGTACTGAAGCAGTCGGGCGCCATGCAGCATGGTGATTTCCATAGGTCGCCACGCTTCACTGCGTTTTCTACCTGCAAATGAGCATCGCGCTTAGCCCGGTTGCGCTCGATGTAGGCAAGCTTTGCCGCGTTCGATCGTTTACGGCCAGAATCGCTTGCTGCGTAACGAGCACGAGCGTCCGCCCGCTTAGGGTTTTGAAGACGGCTGCGCTCGTACTCACGGTAATGCTCGCGATTCTGCGCATAGTTCAAGCGCACCTTGGCCTTTACGCAGTCTTTGCAGACTGCGCGCCTAGGATAGAAATCGCTGACCGCTTTCTGAGCGCCGCACTGGTTGCAGTGCTTCATGGCGCCTCCGATTGGAGTTAGAAGGGGATATCGGAATCGAAGCTATCGTCTGGATCTGGCTGCGGCTGGTTGCTCTGCCGAGGATCCCGGCGCTGTTGCTGCCGTTGCTGTTGAGGCTGGCGCTGTTGCTGCTGCCCGCCGCCCTGGCTGTCCGGCCGACCGCCCAGCAGCTGCATAGTGCCGTTGATGTCGACGTGCACCTCAGTGCTGTACCGCTTGATGCCGTCCTTTTCCCATTCGCGGGTCTTGAGCTTGCCCTCGATGTAGCACTGGGAACCCTTGCGCAGATACTCGCCAGCGATTTCGGCGACCTTGCCAAACAGCACCACCCGGTGCCATTCGGTCTTCTCGACCTTCTGCCCGGTCTGCTTGTCTGTCCAGGCCTCGCTGGTGGCAAGGCTCAGGTTGGTGACCGCGTTGCCATTGGGCAAGTAGCGGACCTCGGGGTCCTGGCCGCAGGTGCCGACCAGGATGACTTTGTTTACTCCGCGGGCCATGTTGTCTCCTAGCGCTGCAGTGCTTTGCGAACGAACGGGTCGAGGTCAGGTTGGTTGAGCAGCCAGCGGCGATAGTCGGCCGGCAGATCGCTGAACTTGGTGCCGCGGTGCTTGCCGAAGCCGATCACGGTCGGGATGCGGGCGTCTTCGGAGATACTCCAGAGTTCTTCCCAGTCGGCCACCGGGCGGCCCAGTTCGGTAGTTAGGGCATCGAGAATCTTGACCAACAGCAGTCGGCAATTCTTCACATCATCCAGGGCGGCGTGTGCATTGCGGAGCAGGCCCGGAGCTTGCTCCCGGTAGTGCAGGTAGATCATCGCCGATTGGGAGTGGCTGTCGGCGTCGGGCCACAGTCGGCGGCTCAGGGCTGCGGTGCAGATGCGCTTGAGCTCTGGCTTGCCGATGACGCCCCAGTCGTAGTCGACGTTGTGACCAATCAGATACTCAACCTCGGCAGGCAGCGCGAATTCGGTGTGGTCTGGGCAATCCACCAACTCCTCATCAAGGATGTGGCTGGTGGCCAAGGCGCCGAGCTCAATCGGCTTGCCCGGTTTGTAGCGCTGCAGGAATTCGCTGGCCACTGGCAAGCCCGGGATGGCTGCCAGTTGCAGCCAGGCTGCCTCAACCAGTTGAGGCTCGTTGAAACCTGTGGTTTCGCTGTCGAAGATGAAGGCATTCATGCCGATTGCTCCTGAGGTGTGAGTTCGTACTTGCGCTGGTCCTTCGCGGCGTTCAGCTGCGCAAGTAGGTGAGGGGACTGCTCGAGGACGCGATAGGCTGCCGAGAACACGCTCTGTAGCTCCTGCATCGTCTCTGTGATCGGGATCTTCGACAGGGCGTCGTCGAGTGCCGCAGCCTGGAGATCAGCTTGAGACTTGCCATCGTTCAGCCAGGCCAGAAGGCGCCGGCCGGTATCCGGACTGACAACCTCCGGCTGATCGAAGAGGCGGGTACGGTCCTTGGTGGCCACGGCAACATTGCCGTCGTGGAGGAGGTCGAGCACCACGGTGAACTCGTAGTCAGAGCCGTCACGCTGCTCCGACTTCATGCCAAGCTTGAGGATTTTCTTGCCTTCGCCCTGGACCGTCTCGGTTTTGCTGCGCATCGTGCAGATGATGTGCAGCGGGCTGGTCAGTATGGTGTCGACCAGCTTGCGGTGGCGCGGCGTCGTCTCGTTCCAGGCCGACCAGGTGTTGCCCTTGTAGCGCTGCTTGGCGATCGTGTCGTTGATCTCCAGGCAACCGCCGGAGCCGACCCACTCATGCGAGTAGCTATCGATGATCAGCGTGGAGTAGCCGCCAGCCTCCGCAGCCTTGATGGCCTCGATGTACCGCTCCGGCGAGTACGGCGCGCTCAGCCCCATGACGTCGAAGTCGGTCAAGTCGGCATACAGCGAGGCGCTTTCGTGCTCGGTGTCGATGACTGCAATCGGGCCGCCCAGGCCGATGGCCAGTTGCAGCGCGGAATAGGTCTTGCCAGATCCAGATGGGCCGGTAAGTGCTAGCCGTAGCCTTGCCTGCTTACGTTCGGCTTTCTTGAACATTGGGATGCCCTCAGTTCGGTTGGTTGTCCCACTGCCGCTCAATGCGAGCGGCCTCTTCTTCGTACTCTTTTCGCTCGTCGCCCTGGTACCGCTCAGGCGAGAACGATCCGACCGTCATCCAGTCGAGCTGGGCGGCCAGGCGGGGTGTTGTGTTCATGGTTACCTCAGGATGTGATGCAGCCGGCGTAAGCGCTGGCGAGCATCCAGATCGTGCAAAGGGATAGGGTGATGAAGCTTCCGCGCCAGAGAGCCCAGCGCCGAGCTTGCTGGCGGCTCATGGCCGCACACGGATGGCGATGCGGCGACCTTTCATGGTGACGCCAAGGCTGCGCGTCAGGCTTTGTACCGACGTTTCGCGTGGCAGACCGACGGCCTCGTTGAATGGGATGCCGAAGCTGATCACTGCAAGCGTGCGCTCAATCTGCTCCAGTTGCTCATCGATCAAGGACTTCACAGGTGCAGTGCTCATGCGACTCTCCCGCTTGTGGTCATCCACTGCTGGTGATCAGCGATAACGAAGCGGTTCAGCCGCTCCTTGTAGTGGCGCTGCTCGGGCAGGTCTATCGCGCCGGTGAGGCCAGCCAGATCGATAGCGGTCTCCAGTTCAGCCCTGAGCACGTCGGTGAAGCGATCGCGAGCCCATTCGAGGCGCGATTCAATGAAGTCCACAACGTCTTGCCTGGTCTTCCTGTTCATGCTGTCCTCCGGGCGGCGCCTGAGCCGCACATGGCTTCCATCTTGTCGAGAGCAGCGGCGATCACGCGTCGGCTGCTCGCCTTGCGGTGTTCTTCCTGCTCGAGGAGCATTGCGAGCCATGCCTGATTGTTCTCGGCAGCCTGCTCGGGAGTGACTCCTTCAGCCCAGTGCACCTCATACTCGCCGGACATTCGACGATCCAAGGCGCGACCCTGGGCGCTGTCCGCGTACAGTTCATGCTCGCGACTCATGGCCGCTCCAGGTGGTGGGTTACTCGGTGGGTGGGGTGAGGTGTGGCTGCCAGTGCGTCACGCGATGCTCGAAGCGCGAGCCATCCCCGTAGCGCCAGTCGATGCCATTCCAGAAGAGGAAGCGGGCGCCGTTGAAGGCGCTTTGCGCTTTTCGCGCTGGTGTGTAGGCGATTACCCAAGCCTTTCCGCCACCCTTGGGCAGCTCAGGCATGTGCTCAGAGCACTTGATCCAGCCTTTGCCCTGCGCCTTAATCGCGGACATGGCGACCGCATGGCCGGCCACCGCCTTGTGCTCTGTCACAGCGGTTACGCTCACGACCGTGAGAGATGTTCCGCCTTTGGCAGTCCACGATCCGTCAGGGTTCTGCTTCACGTCGATAGGGGTGCTCATGGATTCACCCTGGCGACGAGCATGGCGTCGGCCAGCTTGTAGGCCGCGCTGGCGGTTTCGTTCTCGCAACCACCCACGCCCAGCAGGCACGGAGCGCCTGCGGTTGATATGAGGCCCTGCAACGCCTTGGCCGCGAAGTAATCTCGGATGGTCAGGCCGAAGCAGGTGCCGTGGCCGCCGTAGTCGCTGGCCTGGACTGGAAACGCTGGCTGCTCGCCCTGCGCGGCAGGCTGGCACTCGTAGCAAATTCCGCCGACCTGCTCGGATTCTTCGATGCAGCTCGAACAGCGCAGGCAATGGCCTACGCCAGATGGTTCTGGTGGCTGGTACATGGGGTGTCCTCATGACCGCATTGGCCAGGAGCCAGGCGCGGGTGACCAAACCCACCGTGAAAGGTGGCCTGGCGCCTGCCAATGCGGTCGATGTGAAGGGAAGGGGGCGAAACGCGAAAGCCCGAGGATTGCCCGGGCTTTCATCAAAGGTGTTGCTCTCTGAGGCAGTGCCGAGCTGGAAGGCCTCGGCGCGCTGTCATACCTGGCAATCTACCTACTGCGCCTGCGGTTCTTTGGTGCAGGCCCTGCACAGGGCTTATTGGCATGCCTGTGGTCTTCGGTAATGCAGCAGCTGACGGGTTACCGGCCCGGCAGGATGTATGGGTTCTCCATGGTTCGCACGCTGGAATCGCAGCGGCACTCAAGAAGGGGATGCGGGATACATCGGGGTGTGATCTGGCCGGCTCGGTGCCGGGGTCATTTTTTCGACTCAGCATTACCTGGTCGCCGCTGGTGCTACCCCGACATACGTCAGGCGGGCTGACCACTTCCAGTTGTGCGCTTGCCTGCGCTTTCAGATCACACCCCGATGCAGCCTGGTGAGTGGGTGAGGGCATCGGATAGCTTTGTGTTTCCTGGAATCAGTGGTTAAGCCTCAAGTTTTTAACATTAAGGCCGACCTACTAACTGCCAATCACTCAAAGGATTCTGAAACATGGGATTTCTCGACATTGTTGCCGGCCTCGGAAAAGCGGCAGGCAAGGCAATGAACGATTCGATGATCAAGAACACATTGTCGATGTGGGACAAGGTCAGAAGCGCTCCAGAATCACGGCTCATGGATTACTACGAGCAGAACAATACTCGTGAGAAGAACAACAGCATGAATCGAGCTATGGCTCTGGCAGCAATGGCCGGCTCGTATCAAGCTCGTCAACTCCTCGAGAAAGACGAGAGCGCCCGCCGCTCTCTTCGGAACATCCGAGAAAAAATCTCGCTGGAGAACTCGTCTTCGGCTGAACGTCTGCGCAATGCGATTGATCAGCTGCTAGGTTGAGCGCGTGATGCGCTGAGTTTAAGTTTGATTTGGGCAGCTGTGGTCATGCGTATGTGATGCCGGCTGCCCCTCGTTGAACCCCTGTCTAGCTTGGGCTAAAGGCTGGCCGCGTATTTTTCTCAGGGTGGTTGATTAATCGACGCTGATTTTTCCGCAGCCGGGCTTCTGGATGGTCTTCAGCATCTCGCGCTGCAACTCACCGATCGCCCAGGCCGCCGCTACAACGGCCACGTCGCGGCACATGGCGCCCTTCACGTCGAAGCCTTCAACGCTGATGCCTTCCTTGGTGATGGTCACGCGCCCGAATTTACGGATCTTCAACTCATCGTCAGTTGCGTACATGCTGCCCTCCAGGGCGGTTGATTTCCCAGATACCACTCATGGAATGGCACCTGGTGAAATCCCGGCCTCGCTACTGGCGACAGGCCGGGGTATTGCGTCAGCGATGTCATAGCCATTTTCCCGCCGCTGATTGCAGGTCAGGCTTCGTCGTCGGTGTGGGCTTCGAGCTTCCTCCTCATGGCGGCAATCAGTGCCTATTCGCCATGGATCGCAGGTCCTTACAACATGCACGCTGCAGCTCTGTGTGCCCGGGTGATTAGGGCAGGGTGCATGAGGTCCGGCGCCCCTCAATGCCGAAGCTCGGGGCGCTAATTCAAATCGGTGTTTCTCCCTTCTGCCGCCGGGATCGCGGGGCGCATTGCTTGCCGGGTCGTTCGCGCGGTTCGAGCCTTTCGCTCTCGATCAGCCGTACAGGTTGTTCCTGTCGTGGGCGGGCTATCTGACCCGTCTGATCGCCGGTCGCCGGTAGAGGCAATGCGGTCTGTTGGTGTTTCGGTGTTGCGCTGGCTTGTTAAAGAGCGGTCGGCTTGAGGGCCTGTCGAGGGGCTGTGTGGCGCCTCGATGGAATGAACGATAAGCCAATGCCTAACTCTTGTAAATAGGTAATGCCTAACTTTTTTCATGGGTGCCTAATCCGCTCTCCGGGCTTGCATCGTTCGATAGCTCGGGTAAGCTCTGCCTAATACTGGATGTATGTACAGTCAACGGAGGAAGGTATGGCCAAGCAGAAGAATTCGACCCCACAAGCGCGCCAAGAGATGACCGCCCTTGAGCGGCTGGGCCTGCGGGTTTCGTCGATGATCAACCACCCGATCGCGCAGTCGCAGCGCTGGGTGACAATCCATCGCCTGGACACGGACGGAGACATGGAATGGGAGGAGGTGATGGGGCTGCTGGCCGAGACGCCAGAGCTGGGCCTAACGTTCAACGACGATGGGAGCGTGACGGTTCGGTGGGAGCCGCAGAGCGCAGACGATTGCGATGATCTGGTTGCGGATAGGGCTTGGGAGGAGGAAAGGCTGGAGGAAGAGGCGCCTTTCTGACAGCTGTAAAAAAGCCCGCGCTTGGCGGGCTTTATCGGGCCAGATGCGGTTAGCCCTCTGCAGGTTTTTCTTTCGGTTCTGGCTCCAAAGACTTCTTCATTGCGCTCACGGTCGTTTGTGTGAGCCCCTTGTCAGGGCCAAAAGCAGATTTTACGGCATCATCGGCGGCCACCATTTTTTTGACTTTATCGGTGCTGCCCTCAATTGCCTCTAGCTGCTTGTGAAGCACCTCAAGCAATTCGTTGCTGGCGCGCTTGTACCTTTTCAGTGCCCAGTCCAGAGCTACAGACGAGTCGGCCTCATCAAGCTCCTTTTTTGCAGCATCAGTTGACTCCCTAGCATTGCTCTCATCCATCATGAGGCGGGTGTCAGCTTCAGCCGCACGCACGATGGCCTTGCACTGCTCAATGAAAGCAATCGCCAGGTCGCGATCAGATGGCGCGTAATTCCACTGGCGAGCCTCAAGGCCTGATATCGACTGATCAAGCGACTCCATAACTGAAGTGGAGCGCTTGAAGTATTCGGCAAAGGTGATCCCGTCCTCTTTCCGAGCGTTCAACTGGCGCTCTGTCTGCGTAGAAGATTGCTGGATGGACTGGACGGCCGCAGTCGTTTCCAAGCCACTCTGATATTTGTTCCAGCCAAACCAACCACCACCTGCGATCAAAACGGCGAGCACGCCTGCGATTACTGCTTTCATCCAAAAAAACTCTGCCCGTGAATTAAGTCGCCATCCTACCACTCTGGCCATCCGCCATCACGCAGGCATGAAAAAGCCCGCCGAAGCGGGCTCTGTAAGTGATAGCTAAAGCAGAAATTGTAAGTTAGGCAGCCATCGCCTTGATGTCATGCACAAGCTGGGACGCCGTCTTGAAAACCAGAACGCTTGCGCTTTCAGCCAGCGCGGATGCTGCCTTCCCCAGGTCTTGCGGATTGGCAGATTCCAAGATAACCAGCCGTCGCGCCTGTGGCGATGCATTCTTGAGATCAACCATTTTCCCAAGGGTGCTGTATACCGAAAGCCAGTGTGGCTTGTCGTCCTGGGCGCTCACCGTCTGGATTATTTGTGGATTCCCAGATTCAACATCGAGCGCGAACTGGAACTTCAGACTGTGGCCGCTAGCTCCCTGGACCTCGAAGTCACGCTTGACCCTCTTTGGGAATCCCGCGCGGAGCGCTTTCGAGACAATTCGCTCAAACTTCGAAATAGGAACCGGGCGCCAAGCATCACAAGCTTGGCTTATCTGGCTGGCAGCCTCGATGAACCTGGCCATGTAGTAGGGGACATCTTGCTGGGAGCAGGATGCGTGTAGCTCTCCGCTGTCCGAAAGCGCAACATGACAATCCGCCGCAATCGCTGCCAGCTTGGCTGCTTTGTTTGCATTGGGGCTTACGCCCATTGTCATGGCGTGGAAAAGGGTGTCGGCGTTATCCGTAATGCGTACCCGACCCTGGCCTATGTCTTGGACATAGGCACCGATCAAGGTTCCGTCGAACGATAGGGAAATCGGGCTTTCCAGGTAGACGAGACCGCTGTTGATATGCGTGCACGTCAAGCCGAAAGCCTCACTCATCTGTGTGCAGTTCATATCAACCTCATTTGCGGTTCATCGTCGTCCGTCGGCAGATTCAGGGGCGGCGCCCCAGTGATATTGGCACGAGCAAGAAAGACCTGCCACAGACTTGAGACGGGCTGCGCTTCCAAGGGCTCGCTGTAGCCATAGGAGGCTTCCGCTACCGGGATGTGCATGTGAGGGTGAGAGACTTTCTTCATGAAATGCTCCCTCCCTATGCCCACCTTGTTCATGTGGTTTGCTTGGCCGTTCTCGTCTACGCCAAAAACTCTTGCGTTGTTGACGAGCAAAGTCATGTAGACCTTGTCCGGAACGTCTTGGATCAAGCTCGCTTTGTAGTCGAGCTGCAAAAATAAGCCTTCTGGCCGGATGCTTCCAACCCGAAGCGCTGTTCTGAATTTGAATGTTGCTGGCCACAGATTTACAGACGTGCGCACCCACTCAATCGAATCGCCGGCGTCCCAATGCTTCTCTGCTTCAAGGCCGGCCATGGCCTCCTCGTAGGATATTTTTGATGGCTTAGCCATTCATGTACTGCTCCGCGTAAGCATTCCTTGGCCCTCATGCGGGCAAGCCATTTCAAGGCTGAGTTCTGTCAGCCGTCCTTTTGTCGCGCGATCTGTCCCACCTTTACCTCATCCCCATACCCCTCCAACCGATCCTCCCCAGCCCGGCGGATCCTCACTCTGGCACCTCGCAAGGTGTCTTTACCCGGACAATTAGCCCCAGGTGGGTTTCCTCTGCATATCCGGCAAGCCTTTCCTCGGCGTCCTGAAAGGACCGGCACATCCTCAGTACGGCTTGAGCATCTGGGTCATTCCCGGACAGGCTGATGCGCTCAGCAATCCGTTTCAGCTCGACCGCCGACCATTTCAGGTCAGAGGCCAGGCCCTGGAGGTCGCGGCGTAGTTCTTGGTTGGGCTTGGTTAGGGGCATGGCTATACCAGATGTGCGTTCCAGACCAGCAGCACCCTGGCCTGGATGTAGGTCATGTCCCGTCGGATCAGTCGATCCTTGTGCCGCGGGTTGTCCGAAATCATCTCGTAGTGCTCCTCATCAGCCACCTGCAGGCGCTTGATGTAGAGCAGGTCATCCCAGACGAATAGGTAAACCCCATCCCCCACGAAGTCCCGGACGTTGATGTTCACGATCAGCGGGTCGCGGTGCTTGATGGTGGGCTCCATCGACTGGCCCCAGCCTGTGACCACCTTCAGGTGGTAATGCTCTTCGAACTCGACGCCGATTTCCCGCAGGTGACTGGGGCTGACGCGAATGTCCTTGAGCATTTCCGGGTAATCGTGCGGGAGCTGGCCGCCACCCATTGCAGCGCGGATATCGTAGTGGGCGATCCGGACTTCATCTCCGACCAGGCCAGGGCGGGTGAAGTCTACGGTAATCACATTTCCCTCATCGGTCGCTTCGGCGGCTGCAATTAACTGCGCGCGCGCAGAATCCGACAAGTTCTTGCCTTGCTTGGCGAGCATGGCGCGAACCATGTCGGCAGCTGAGGTTGGCGCCGGCTCTGCGACAGGCTCCGAAGTGACGTCCTGGATGCTCTCGTAGGAGAAGCCAGGGCGCAGCCCCCAGTGCTCAGGGCCCACCACGTCAGAAAAGTAAGCGATCACGTCCATCAGCTTGGACTTATCGATCCGGCCGTTTTTCACCCAGCCCTGTACCGACGGAGGCTTCACCTGGAAGTCGTCTGCGAGCTGTTTCTTGGATACGCCTTTGGCGATCCGCGCAGCATCAATGGCTGCACCTAATTCTGGTCCGGTAAGCATTGCCTAATTAGGCCTATCGCCAGCGCGGTTAGGCAATGGCTTGTACGAAATAAGGTAATGCCTTATATTCATCGGTAAATCTCCAGGAGAGAACTCATGAAATCAGCAGAAGCAGCCAAAGAAGCATCCCGCGTGCTGGGCAGCCAGGCGGAATTGGCGCGCCGGCTGAATGTTGCGGCACCAACCGTCAACCAATGGTGTTCAGGAGAGCGCACGGTCCCAGCCAAGCGCGCGCTACAGATTGAGGCGCTTACGAATGGCGCTGTGAATCGTGCCGACCTGTGTCCTTCGTTCCCGTGGAGCCAGATCGACAGCAATCCGACCCACGCGCTTTCCGCCGCTTAATCACTTTCAACCACAAAGGAACCAACCGTGTCGTACTTCGACCCCGACCACCTGCACAACAAGCCCACCAAGGTTCGCTTGGATGAGGCTGCCGACGATCTGCTCTCGGCCATGGCTCGATTCAAGCGCACCCAAAAGGCCGTTCTCGCCAGGGAAATTCTGGAGCGCGGTCTCGACCAGATGATGCAAGAGCTTAACGCGAAGACTGACGTGGCCTGAAGTGGCCGAGGAGGCCCTGTGCCAGAAAGCAAAGAGCTGGGAATCCAGCTCGACGGGAAGGGCAATTCGGATCTGGCGTATCTCGCCAGGCAGAAGGGCTTAACCCCTGAGCAACTGGCGGCACGAATCATCAATGAGGCTCTCGACCGCATGACGAGAACAGAGCCTGGCCGAAGCAACGTTCGGTCGTTTCGCAAGGGCTAATAAGCCCCTGAGGGACTCATGAGGAACTGCCGTTGAAAGAACTATCACCCAAAACGCAGACGCAAAAAAACCGGGTGGCCGCCCGGTTTCTTGTACTGCATTCGTAACGCTTGTGTGAGGTCATCATATATGCATCAGACCATCCAAAGCAATACCGTGGCTCTCGCGCCACAAAATGCGAACCACGATTTCGTGGCGCGGACAGTAAATCTGTTCAATTTCGAGGGGTTCGACGTTCGCGTCGTGCTGGTTGATGGTGAACCATGGTTCTCCGCCAGCGACGTTGCCGCGCGCCTTGGCTACGCGAATCCTCAGAAAGCAGTGCGCGACCATTGCAAAAGCCCGCGCCCGGTGGGGGTGAACGATTCGTTCACCCTTGGGCCTTCGGCAAACATCATCCCTGAACGTGACGTTTACCGGCTGGTCATGCGCTCCAAGATGCCTCAGGCCGAGCGCTTCGAGGAATGGGTGGTTGGCGAGGTTCTGCCCAGCATTCGCAAAACCGGTGGCTACAGCGCGCCGGCCAAGCCAGCCGACCTCAGCAAGCTGGAAATCCTCCAGATGGCCCTGGAGTCGGAGAAAGCCCGCGTCCTGCTCACCGTCCAAGTCGAGGCTCAGGCCAAGAAGATCGACCACCTGGAGAACCTGTTCAAAGAGGGCATGAGCCACGTCCAGTTCTGCAAGGGCCTGAATGGGGTCAACGTGATGCAGGTTGGCCACTTCCTCGAAGGGCGCAACTGGCTCTACAACGAGAGCAAGTCCGGCACCCGGTACCGCGTCGCCGCCTACGCCCGCGACAAGTACATGACCGAGCACCAGCAGGAGATCACCCCGCACGGGAAAGAGGCGTTCATCAGCTATACGCCGATCCTGCTGCGCAAGGGCGCCGCACGCCTGTACGAGCTCTACCTGGCCGGCGAGCTGCCCATGAAGAAGAACTGGGACGGCCTGCACACCCACGACAAGGCTGTGCGGGGTGCAGCATGACTCCTGAGGATATCCAAAAAATTCGCCAGATTTTCGAAAGCATCTGCGCAGAAAAGATGGAGTTCTTGCATCGAGCGCACAGGGCCGAGAGGGCATCGGTTATCTGGAAAGCTTTTGCGCTCACAGGCTGGTCGATTTTAGGAATGTCTCTGTTGCTTGGAGTACTGCCATGAGCATGGAATTGATGGTCAAGGCCATGAAGACCAAGGTCGGCAATCCGCTGCGCAAGCTGGTGCTCATCAAGCTGGCCGACAACGCGAGCGACCAGGGCGAGTGCTGGCCGTCGTATCAACACATCGCCGACCAGTGCGAGATCGACCGGAGCACCGTTCGCAAGCATATCAAGCACTTGGAGGCTCAAGGCTTGGTGCGTATCGAAAACCGCGAAGGGCCGAAGGGAAACAGCTCGAACCTGTACCGCATAACCCTGTGCCGACCTGTAGGCCCAAACAGCACCCCTGTAGGCCCAGAAAGCACAGGTGTAGGCCCACAGCCTACAGGGGGTGTAGGCCCAGAAAGCACCAGAACCAGTCACTCTTTTGAATCAGTCACTGAACCAGTAGAGCAGACGGTCGCTGCCGCTCCCTCGGCGAAGAAGAAGGCTCCGAAGTTTGATCCGATAACCTGCAAGCCAACCAACGTCAGCGAGCAGACCTGGGCCGACTGGTGCCAGCACCGCAAAGAGATCCGCAAGCCACTGACCGCCACCACCTGCGAGAAGCAGGCCAAGACGCTGGCCGGCCACCACGCGCCCGACGCTGTGATCAACCAGTCGATCAGCAACGGCTGGACCGGCCTGTTCCCGGAGAAGGTGTTGCCAGGTACTCAGGCGAACGGCAGTAGCCGCCACCACGGCTTCAACGACAAGGACTACACCAGCGGCCTCAAGCGCCGGGAGGATGGCAGCTATGCGCTCTGAGAAAGTCACCCCGATCAACCAGTCATCCCTTGTTGATCGCATCCAGCCAGCCGAGTGCGAGAAGCACGGCGCCTTCGAGCAGAAGGTAACCATGCTGCTGGGCAAGGCTCTGCGCAGCCACTGCCCTGAATGCGCTCGCATTGCCAAGGAAGAGCGAGAGGCCCGCGCAGAGGCCGAGCAGGCCCTGAACGTGCGCCTGGCGATCTCCCGCAAGCTGGGAGACTCGCTGATCCCGAAACGCTTCGCGGATCGCTCCCTGGCGAACTACAGGGCAGAACACAAGGGCCAGGCCGAGGCGCTGCGCTTCTGCCGGCACTACGTGAAGACCTTCGACCAGATCGCCGAGAACGGGCGCTGCATGGTGCTGCTGGGCAAGCCAGGCACCGGCAAGACCCACCTGGGCGCCGGCATGGCCAACGACTTGATGCGCAACACCTCGCACTCGGCCGTGTACCGCACTGTCGGCTCGATCCTGCAGGCGATCCGTGCGACCTACGACCGTTCCAGCGAGGCGACCGAGGCAAGCATCCTCGCCAGCCTGATCGAGCCATCCCTTCTGGTACTGGACGAGGTAGGCGTGAGCAAGGAGCAGCCGAGCGACTTCGAGCTGACCACCCTGTTCGCGATCATCAACGGCCGTTATGAGCAGGTGAAGCCCACGGTGGTCATTTCCAACCTGGACGGCAGCCAGCTGCCAATGGCCATGGGCGAGCGCTGCGTCGATCGCCTGCGCGAGGGCGGAATGATCGTTGTCCCGTTCGAGTGGGAATCGCACCGCGGCAAGGAGGCCATCTGATGCGCGCTCTCAAGGAGTTCATCTGGGCGGCGGCCATGGTCTCGGCTCTTCTGGCTGGCTACTGGTTCGCAACGGATATGGGCCGAACCTTTGCCCTGGTCTGCGTGCGTATCGTTGGCGAGCAGCGCGGGCTGGAAGCGGCGCTTGAGGAGTGCAAATGACCCCTGCACAAGAAATCACAGTCGCCCAGCTCAAGAGCCAGGGCTTTGCGCAGATCGTGGAAGGCCGGGAAATCGTCCGCATGACCAAGGGCGCCGACCGTCGCGTCGTCATGGCCGATGGCAGCCAGAAGCGTGGGTATCACGTTGAATTTGAGCGCGCCGGGCAGCCGGCCGGGGAGGGGGTGTGATGCGTACCTATCTGAAAGCTGTGCTGATGATCGTCCTAGCTCCGTCGGTGATCGTTCTGGGTTCCGTGATGGCCTATCTGTGGTGCGAGTTCGCCATGTCGCTGGATCTACCAAAGCCTGTGCGCTTCGGGATCTATATCACGCCGGTGGTGCTGCTCGCCGCGATCCCGGTCACCTGGGTGCTGAACCGGATTGAGGGGCGCAAGTGATGACCATGACAGATCGAGAAATGCTGGAGCTGGCCGCAAAGGCTGCTGGCTACGTTGTGCGCTGGTACGACGACAGTCTGGCTTACGGGCCGACCTTCGGGATTGAGGTGGAGCCTGGCAACCCATCCGGGTTCGAGCCTTGGAGCCCTCTTGAAAACGACGGCGATGCGCTGCGCCTCGCTGCGGATCTCTGCATAAACATCGAATGGTTCCCCGGGCAGAAGTTTGTTCAGGCCTGCCGGTTCGGGATTGGCGAGATTATCGGATGGGTTGATGAGCGTGGAAGGTCTGGATCGCTTCGGCGAGCAATCACCGTAGCTGCCGCAAAGATCGGCAAAGCCATGCAGGAGAAGCACTGATGGGCACCAACAAGATGCGCGAGCAGTTCGAACAGTGGGAGTGTGATGCTCCCCAGGGCCCGCAGACCGACCCAATGTGGCTCATTTACGACGCGGGGTCGAACACCTACGGTCTCGACAAAATCCAGGATCGGTGGGAGGTGTGGCAGGCCTCCCGCGAAACAGTTGTGGTTGAGCTGCCAAAGCCTCACTACGAGTTTGAAGGAGATGAAGCGCCAGAAATGTTCGCTTCGCAGGTTGTCGCCGCAATCAAGGCTCAAGGCCTGAAGGTGGCGCCATGACCGAAAAGATCAGCGTCAACAGCCAGGCCAAGCTTTCCGAGGCCGTGACCATGCTCACCCGCCTGTTCCGCGAGAAGAAGTTCGTCGTGGTCACCATGCGCCCTGGCAAAGACCGCACCCTGGACCAGAACGCCCTGTGGTTCGCCATGTACGACCGCGTCGCCAAGAGCACCGAGATGGGCGACATCGAGGATGTCCGCCGGTACTGCAAGCTGCACTTCGGCGTGCCGATCATGCGTGCCGGCTGTGCCGAGTTCCGCGCCGGCTGGGCGGAGTCGTTCATCCACCTGCCGTATGAGGTGAAGCTTCGCCTGATGGGGCCGTGCGCGATGTTCGGGCCGGATGGCTTCCCGGTGACCCGGCTGTTCGACCGGGCCCAGGGCTGCGAGTACACAGACCGCATCGTGGCCGAGTTCGCGCCGCAGGGCGTGGTGTTCAGCGACCTGCTGAGCGAGGAGGCGGTATGAATAGCCAGGAAGCAAATCTCAAGCGGAACAAGGACCAAGGCATTTTCGCAGCTCCCGGCTGGCGAGGGCTGTATGGCCATGGCCTGACGCGGCGCGGGGTGCAGTGCGTGGTTCTCGCCGCAACAGGAAAGAGTGGAAAGCAGATCGCTCGTGAGCTCGGCATTTCGCCGGGAACGGTCACCAGCAGGATGGCGGACGCCCGCCTGCACCTGGGAGCCTCCAACCGTACAGAATTGGTCGCTAAGGCAGTGGCGGCAGGAATCATCTACGCATCGGAGGCCGAGCCATGCGCGTAGTCAGCAAGAAGGTGCGCGAGAGCGCCCGCGGCCAGGACTGCACGGTCAATGATCAGGAAGAAAGATGGCGTCCGGTTCTGGGCTTTGTAGGCCTCTACGAGGTTAGCAACCTGGGCCGCGTCCGCTCGATCAGCAGATACGTGAAGTTCGGTCGTGGCGAAAAGTTGATTGAAGGCCGGATCCTAGCTCAAAGCATGAGCGCAGGGTATCCAGCGGTTTGCCTCTGCGATGGTCCCGATCAATCCAAAAGGAACATCCACCGGCTGGTCGCAGAGGCTTTCGTTCCAGGTGAGGGTGAGGTTGTCAGGCACCTTGACGGGGATCAAATGAACTCAAGGGCTGAGAACTTGGCCTGGGGCTCTCACAAAGACAATGAGGCAGACAAGGTTAGGCACGGCACAAAGCTTGAGGGGGTATCCCACCCGAACGCCAAGGTAACGCCGGATCAGGTTCGTCAGATCCGCAGGCTTTACGCTCAAAAGAACTCCCAGCTGGATATCGCCAGAGTGACAGGAGTTAACCGCGGCACTGTTGGAAAGATCGTTCGCGGAGAAGCGTGGGGGAGCGTCGTATGAAAATCGCCAGCAAGAAAATCAGAGAAAGCGCTAGGGGACAGGATTGTACGGTCAGGTTGATAGGCACCTGCAACTTCAACCCGGAAACCACCGTGCTGGCCCACCTGCCGTGCGGGCAGAAGGGCATGGGCATGAAGGGCTTCGACACCGTGGCCGTCTACGCCTGCAGCGCGTGCCACGACGTGCTCGACGGCCGCGGGAAGGGAGAGGTGGACTGGTCCGACATGCCTCGGGCAATCGCTGAGACTCATGAGGCCCTGATTCGGGCCGGCATTTTGACCATCAAGGGGGCCGCATGACGGAACTGACACTGCCGTGGCCACCGGCCGCATGCAGCCCGAACGCACGGGTGCACTGGACCAGAAAGAGCAAGGCGGCCAAGTCCTACCGGGCAGCCTGCCACCTGCTGGCGAAGCAGTCCGGCATCCAGGCGCCGGAAGGTGATGCACTGCTCATGCTTGAGTTCGTGCCACCAGATCGCCGCCGGCGTGACGACGACAACCTGCTGGCGATGTTCAAGGCTGGCCGTGACGGCCTGGCTGATGCACTGGGCATCGACGACAACGTGTTCGCAACGCAGATCAGGGTGAGCAAGGAAACGACCAAGGGCGGCGCCGTGCGCGTCCGTATCCAGCCGCGGGAGAAAGCAGCATGACACCAGCATGGGGATTCCTGATTTTGGCCGCCCTCATGGTGGTGGGTGGTGTTGCGTTGTCCTGGGCTGGCGCAGTGCGCCGCAAGAGGTATGCAGAAGAGTTCCTGGTGCGCCGGGCGGAGAAGAGGGCAAAGGCATGCAACTGAACAGCGCGCGTCAGGCGTGGCACGACTGCCTGTACACGGCCTGGGATAGCCAGGGTTCATTCATCGAACAGCTCGGCCTGCTGGGCACCATGGTGCAGACCACGGAGAAGCAGCGCAAGGCGAGCCATGCGGTGCACCAGGCCCTGGCCGGTGGTGTGCAATCGGCGATCGACAAGCTGAAGCCGCACGTCAAGGCATTCGGACACTTCATGTACGCACCGCGCCTAGACGTGGATGACAAGGAAACGGCGGAGGAGGTCGTATTCCTCATGGTGCAGCAGCGCTCTCCACGCATGACCGCTGTCAAGCGCGATAAGCTGGAGTACGTGGTGAAGGGGGTCATGGCCCGGTACCGGTACATGCACCAAGGCGGACAGTCGGCCAACGACGATCCGCTGGAGTCGCCAGAGGGTTTCCGTGCATGGATGGTGGCGCACTACGACGTGAAGCTTGAGTCGACCAACTGGGAGAGGGATTGGGCCGGATTCGTCCGCCTGGCCTTCGATTGCTGTGAGGATCTGGACAAGGAGGCACTCAGCCCGGTTGCCGCCGCAATCTACGAAATGAAAAGGGCCGCTTGAGGCCCTATTGCGTTCCCGTTCGGCTGGTGATACCGTATCGCCATTGTTACAGTTTTGCCTTCGGCAAACACCAATCAAAAGCCCGGCCAAGTGCTGGGCTTTTTTGTGCTCGCAAGAAACGCAATTGCAGCCGGGGCAGGCCCTCATGGGACAGCCTGGACACTGCTAGCCGGTAGTGTGGTGATACGGAAAACACCGGCAGCCCGCGCATCCATTCCCTCACTGTGCTGATGGATGGCGCGAGACTTGACCGGCGAGACTGGTGCATCAGGGTGCCAGCGCTGGAAGGGTCTTCGGCGGACAGGTGGGGAAAGACCCACGCAAAGCGGGTAGCGCAGGTCGCTAGACAGCCCTCCAAGCTGACGATCGGGGTTCGATTCCCCGTATCCGCTCCAATTTCGTTATGTGCTGCTCCGCACGTTTGCCCTGGCCCTCTATAGGGCCTCAACCGGGCCTTTTATTCCAAGGACACCCCTTATGGCCGAACCAACAAGCGCCGCTGCCAGCGTAGTGCTGGGCAAGTACGGGTTGGTGATGGCTGCATTCATCGGCTCGATCCTCTCACTGGGATTCCTGAAGGACCTAACCCGATTCCAGGCCGCCACTGCGGTCGCCACCGGATTCGGCTTCTCGGTCTACCTGACCCAGCCCGTTACCGCCTGGCTCGCACCAAAGCTGGAGCTTGCGGTTACTGATGACCTGCTGTGCGGGGTAGCGTTCGTGCTTGGCCTTACCGCCATGAACATCATCCCCGCGATCAAGGCTGCCATGGGGTCGTTCGTCACGGCGCGAGGTGCCTGATATGAACAACATCCTGGTTTCAGTGCTGACGGCCCTGGACGTGTTCCTGTGCGTCATGGTCGTGCTCGCTGCCTGCGATTACCTGCGCAAGGTCCGCCCAGTGGATCAGCCACTGCTGAGCATCGCCTTCTACCTGGTGGCCATCGGTGGGTTCGGCGCATTCGTCACCGCCTTGCAAGGTCATTGGGTCAACCCCTTCGGTGTGGTGCTGCATGCCGGGGTAGTTGCTTATGCCTGGGCCCGCCGCGGCCACGTCTTCACATAAGCCGCGCCACAAATTCGACATGCGCCGTTTCGTGGCGCGAGGAGTCCTCATGCCTGCGCCGTCCACGTTCCACCACGCAGGAGACGGCCGTGGCCCGCGGCGGGTATTCGTCAATGGGATAGAGGTAGAGCGCGCTATCTGGTGCGACACCGCTGCCGGGGTGTGCGTCTATGCGCCTTTGCCGATCAAGCCGAAGCGGCCGGCATGTGAAGAGGTCTACACCCGCAGGCTGCGCGGGATCGTCACGGTGCGGCAGGCATGAACCGGCCAATGCCGCCGGCCGACCTGCTCGAATCGCCATTCCTGATCCTCAGGCCTGCTCCAGAACTGTGGGAGTGGGTACAGCGAGAGATCCTTGCCACCACTGGCAGCATCCACAACGAAGAGCATGCCCATCTGATCGATGCGAGCATCGGTGTCATGTGGGCGTCTTCCAGTTTCGCGAAGAAGGGCAGGTCGGTGCTGGGGCAGGCTGAGCAACTGATGATCCGGGCTGGTGGATGGCAGAAGGCAAGACAAGAGCAGCAGATGCGGGACTGGTTCGGCGAAGAGCCTGAGTTCCTCATTACCCTGGCTGGTGACTACTGCGCCCAGTGTACCGAGGCCGAGTTCTGCGCCCTGGTCGAGCACGAGCTCTATCACATCGGCCACAAGGTCGATAAGTACGGCGCACCGGCATTCGGTGATGACGGCATGCCCAAGCTTGAGATGCGTGGCCATGACGTCGAAGAGTTCGTCGGGGTGGTTCGCCGGTACGGCCCGAGCCACGACGTACAGCAGCTGATCGACGCTGCAAGCCGGCCGCCCGAGGTGGCCAAGATCAACATTTCGAGGGCCTGCGGAACCTGTCTGCTCAAGTTGGCCTGATGTGAGACAGGCATGAGACGGAATCCAATCTATGGCAGCCCTGAAAAGCGATGTGAAAGCCTTCATCGTTCAGGCTTTGGCGTGCTTCGATACGCCTACCCAGGTCTCACAAGCCGTTAAGCAAGAATTCAACATCGACGTGACCCGGCAGCAGGTGGAGCAGCACGACCCAACCAAGCGTGCTGGGGCCAACCTGGCAGCCAAGTGGCGGATCCTGTTCGAAGACACCCGCAAGCGCTTCCGTGAGGAAACGGCGGAGATCCCCATTGCCAACCGCGCTTTCCGCCTGCGCGGCCTTGGGCGAATGGCTGAGAAGGCTGAGACCATGCGCAACCTTGCGCTGACTGCCCAGCTGTACGAGCAGGCAGCCAAGGAATGCGGCGACATGTACGTCAACCGCAAGATCGAACCCGACAAGCCCCTGGGCTCCCAGGCGGATCAGCCGCACGCCGTTGCTGAGTACAAGCTGGAGCCAGACGAAGGTGTCCCGACTACCCCGTACCTATGACCCGCCGGTGAAGCTGACGCCGAAGCAGGCGAACATTTACGTCTGGGGCTTCCAGCCTGAGGCGCGCTTCCGTGATGCGGTATGCGGGCGTCGATTCGGCAAGACCTTCCTCGGTAAGGCTGAGATGCGCCGCGCGGCCCGGCTGGCTGCGGAGTGGGGCGTAAGTGTCGAGGACGAGATCTGGTATGGCGCGCCGACGTTCAAGCAGGCCAAACGGGTGTTCTGGCGCCGGCTGAAGCAAGCCATCCCCGAAGCGTGGCGCGCTACCCGGCCAAATGAGACTGAGTGCTCGATCACCCTCAAGTCCGGCCACATCATGCGCGTGGTCGGCCTGGACAACTACGATAACTTGCGGGGCTCCGGCCTGTTCTTTGTCCTGGTGGACGAATGGGCGGACTGCCCTTGGGCGGCCTGGGAAGAAGTGCTCAGGCCAATGCTCTCGACTTGTCAGTACACGATCCCCCAGACCGGGGAGTCGAGAAAGGGCGGGCATGCGCTGCGGATCGGCACGCCGAAAGGCTTCAATCACTGCTACGACACCTACCGTGACGGGCAGCCGGGCGGCGAGCCTGATCACAAGAGCTGGCAGTATACCTCGCTGCAGGGCGGTAACGTCCCGGCCGATGAGTTGGACGCCGCCCGGCGCAAGATGGACCCGCGCACGTTCCGCCAGGAATACGAGGCTGGGTTCGAGAACTACGCAGGGGTGGTCTACTACACCTTCGACCGAGCCGAGTGTCGTACGAGCGAGCGCATTAAGCCGGGCGAGGCCGTGCACATCGGCATGGACTTCAACGTCATGAAGATGGCCGCGGTCGTGTATGTGGTCCGGGACGGCCTGCCGCTGGCACTGGACGAGTTCCATTCGGTGCGGGATACGCCCGAGATGATCGAGAAGATTAAGGTACGCTTCTCCGGCCATAGCGTGTCCGTGTACCCCGACGCCAGCGGCCAGAACACCAGTAGCAAGAACGCCAGCGAATCGGACCTGTCCCTGCTCAAGAAGGCGGGCTTCACCGTGGTGGTCGACTCGCAGAACCCCGGCGTGAAAGACCGGATCAACGCGGTCAACTCCATGTTCCTCAACACCTACGGTGAGCGGCGCCTGAAGGTCAACATCGACCAATGCCCGCAGCTCACTCAGTGCCTGGAGCGGCAGACCTACACCGATAAGGGTGAGCCGGACAAGGACCCCAAGAAGGGGCACGACCACATGAACGACGCCGCGGGCTATTTCATCGCCAAGCGGTTCCCGATCAAGACTCAGTCCGCCGGCACCCGCCGCATCGGAGGTTTGGCGTAATGCCTGTTCAATCCACCAACCCAGACTACGACGCTCACATCGAAGAGTGGCGGATGATGGACGACGCCCTAGAGGGCGAGGGCGCCATCAAGCGCAACCCGCGGAACCTGCCCAAACCTAGCGGCATGGTCGAGGCCGAGAAGCTGGACGACCAGGGTAACGCCTACCTCTACCGCAACTACACTGACCGGGCCCAGTACGAACACTGGGTGCGCGATTCCCTGCGCTCGATGATGGGCTTGGTCTCGCGGCTAATTCCCGAGGTGACACTGCCCGCCGGGCTAAAGGGGCTGGAGGATAACGCTACGGCCGATGGCTTCGGCCTGACCCAGCTGTTCCTGCGGATCGTCCGCCAGACCATTTCCCATGGCCGGGTGCCGCTGGTGGTCAACATCGATGATGCTGGCCAGCCGTACTTCGCCACCTACGCGGTGCGCAATGCCATCAACTGGGACACCGCCGACCAAGGTGGTCGCCAGGACCTTGTACTGTCGGTGTTCCGCGAGTTCAGGCGAAAGGAGCAGGACCGTTACAGCCACGAGTGCGAGACGGTCTACCGCGAGTTCTACATGGACGGCGCGGTCTGCCGCACAGGCGTGCGCAATGAGGCCGGCGAGCTGATCGAAGATGACCGCCCGCTGGGCACTGTCGACGGCAGCAACAACCTGGTGCGCGGGCTGGACTACATCCCGGTCATTTACTGCGGCTCCACCGACAACTCGCCGGACGTGGACGAGATCCCGCTGCTGACCATGGCCCGCGCCGCGCTGAAGTCCTACCAGCTCAGCGCCGACTACTTCACCGCGCTGCACCAGACCAGCCACCCGCAGCCGTGGGTGTCCGGCCTGGACGAGAGCGTGGAGCTCAGTGTCACTGGCCCGTCGGCAGCCTGGGATCTCGGGCCGAACGGTCAATGCGGCTATCTGGAGTTCCAGGGAGCCGGCATTCAGGCCGTCCGCACGGCGATGGAAGACCAGAAGAACGCAGCCCTTGAGGCTGGCGCCAAGGTCATGGACGTGTCCGGCACGGAATCGGGCGAGGCCCGCAAGACCCGGCAGAATGACCAGCACGCCACATTGCACAGCATCGTCATCACCGCAGCTGCTGGCATTGAGCAGGCTCTGCGATACGCCGCTGAGTGGACTGGGTACAAACCGGATGAGGTTGTCTTCACGGTTAAGCCCGAGTTCGTGATCCCAGAGGTCGACGCTCAGGTGCTGGCCGAGCTGCAGAAGAGCGTCATGGCCGGCACCATCAGTGCCGAGACCTATTGGCAGTACCTCACTACCGGCAAGCTGCCTGAGCACCCCTACGGCAAAGAGGCCGAACTGATCGGCGACGACCACGGAGCGGGTGGCATCAACCTGGACAAAGACGATGGCGAGGAAACCGGAGCAAATGGCGGACGAGAAGCTGCTGGAGCAGGTGAGCCGCCACTCGGTGCTGCTTGAGCGGCTGAAGGCCGGCGAGGTCAAGAAGTTCGAGACCTACCTGCGCAGAGCTGATGCTCATGTCCGCGACCAGCTCACCCGCAAGGAGCTGACCACCTACAGTCGAGGCCGGCTTGAGGAGTTCCTTGGGCGGGTGGGTGGCAAGCTGCTGGAGATCTACACGGCCTTCAGCGATCGGATGCAGTCCGACTTGGTGGACATCGCGCAGTACGAGGCTGCGTTCGAGGGGCGCAGCCTGGCGAAGGCGCTGCTGATCGACGCGGTCATGCCGTCGGATTCCCTGATCCGGGCTGCGATCAACACGCAGCCCCTGCAGGTGGCTGGGGTGGACGGCGGCAAGCTGCTCAAGCCATTCCTGAACGGATGGACCCGCACTGAAGCGGACAGGGTCGCCAACGCCATCCGGATGGGTGTCGTGCAGGGCCAGACCAACGCCGAGATCACCCAGGCAATTCGCGGCACCGCGGCGCAGAATTTCACCGATGGCGTGCTGGCGGTCACGAACCGGAGCGCCCGGGCAGTCGTCCAGACCGCAGTCCAGCATGTGGCCACCACCGCTCGCATGGAAACGTTCAAGGCGAATGCTGAGGTAGTGCCTGGCTATCGGATCGTAGCCACCCTGGACCGGAAGACCAGCGTGCAGTGCAGGAGCCTGGATGGCAGGGAGTACGAGATGGGCAAGGGGCCAGTGCCGCCGCTCCACATCCACTGCCGGACCACCATCACACCGATTACCAGGTTGTCGGCGCTGTTCGGGCAAGGCGCTACGCGGGCAGCCGTCGGTGCAGGCGGTGGCGGGCAGGTCTCGGCAAGCCTGAGCTATTACCAGTGGCTCAAAACGCAGCCTGCGGCGTTCCAAGACGCTGCGCTGGGGCCGGTGCGCGGCAAGCTATTCCGCGAAGGCGGGCTGACTGCCGAGCGCTTCGCCGCGCTGCAGTTGGACAAGAACTTCAAGCCGCTGACGCTCGAGCAGCTCAAGGAGCTGGAGCCTCTGGCGTTCGTCCGAGCAGGTCTGTAAACAACTGGATGCACTGCTTGTCACCAGCTATAACATCTCCGTCTTGACGGAGAGAAAACATGGCATCGAGAACGATTGAGCTTAGGACCAACGCTGAGCGGAATTACATTCTGATTTCCTCCATCATCGACTGGTTCGAACCGTGCATCATCGGCGGGTCCGCCAAATCACAGCCGGCTAACAGGAAGGCTTTCGTCATTTACGGTGATGTAGCGACAGTCGAAGACGAGATTGAGGGAAGTCGCTTTTTCCGTCGGAGAGAAAAGGACGTGGTAACCGCCTTCCTTGACAAGTTTGCTCTAAAGCCAGGTGATCCAATCGTGGTGGAACGATTGGCGCCATATACCTACCGATTTATGCCTGGTTGACCAGGTGATCAAACAACCCGCTTAGGCGGGTTTTTTTATGCCCGCGAGGCGGGCCAATCAATCCCAAGGGGATAGCCACATGCCTTTTGACTTCGACCCGGCCGCCCACGGTCTCACCCTCGACGAAACCCAAACCGCCGCGCTCAAGGCAGCGCTGGGCGGCGAGGTGCAGAAATTCCTGGATGGCGAGGTCTCGGGCCTCAAGTCCAAAAACACCGAGCTGATCGGCTCCAACAAGACCATCAAGGCTGAGCTGGACAAGCTGAAAGGTCAGTTCGACGGCCTGGACATCGAGGCGGTCAAGGGCCTGCTGGCCAAGGCCGGCCAGGACGAAGAAACCAAGCTGATCGCTGAGGGCAAGCTCGACGAAGTCATCAGCCGCCGCACCGAGCGCCTGCGCACCGACCTCGACAAGCAGGTCAAGGCCGCCAATGAGCGCGCCGACAAGGCTGAAGCCTTTGCTGCCAAGTACAGTGACAAGGTGTTGGCTGACTCCATTCGCGCTGCCGCCATCAAGGCCGGCGCGCTGCCAGAGGCCGCCGAGGACATCATCCTCCGCGCCCGTGGCACCTTCAAACTGAGCGAAGACGGCGAGCCTATCGCCACTGATCGTGCCGGCGAAGTCGTGTACGGGAAGGACGGCAAAACGCCGCTGTCTCCCCTCGAATGGGCGGAATCGCTGCGCGAAACCGCTACCCACCTGTGGCCAAGGGCTCAGGGTGCCGGGCAGACCGGCGACAACGGTGGCAAGGCCACGAAGAAATGGGGCGAGTACACCGAGACCGAGCGTGCTGCGATGGCTCGTGACAACCCCGACGCATTCAAAAAACTCCAAGCCACCCGAGGAACCTAATCCATGGCATCTACCCAACTGTCGGACATCTTCGTTGCCGACTACTACGGCACTCTGGAGCCGGTAAATTCCCCAGAAAAGACTGCCGTCTATGAGTCGGGCATCATCACCCGCTCCGCGACTCTGGACGGTATCGCGAAGAACGGCCAAGGCACTTCCGAAATCAGCTACTGGCAGGATCTCGACGCCGACGAGGCGCCGAACATCTCCAACGATGATCCAGACGATCTGGGTGAGGTTGGCAAGGCAGAGCAGGGCAGCATGCGTGCCCGGACCCTGTATCTCAACAAGGGTTACGGCGTTTCAGACTTGACCGCGGAGCTGGCCAACTCCGAGCCAATGCAGCACATCCGCAACCGCTTCGGCACCTACTGGACCCGTCAGTGGCAACGCTACCTGATGGGCGCGGCCCGCGGTGTGATTGCGTCCAACATCGCCAACAATGGCGGCGACATGGTGAAGGACGCTGGCGCATCAATCAGCGCAAACGCCTTCCAAGACGCTGCCTTCACCGCCGGTGACGCCGCCGATATGTTCGCCGCTATCGGCGTGCACTCGGTCGTGATGAACCAGATGGTGAAGCAGGACATGATCGAGTACCTGCGCGACTCTCAAGGCAAGATCATCCTGGCGACCTATCTGGGCAAGCCGGTGTTCATGGATGACGGCCTGATCTACGCCCCAGGCCAGTACCTGTCGCTGTTCTTCGGCCAGGGCGCATTCGGCTATGGCGAGGGTAGCCCGCACATGCCGGTCGAAATGCAGCGCAAACCGGATGGCGGCAACGGCGGCGGCGCCGAGGTGCTGTGGGAGCGCAAGACCTACATCCTGCAACCGGCCGGCTTCAGCTGGAAAGGCAGCAACAGCCAGAACCTCAGCCCGACTGCCACTCAGTACGCCAGCGCTGCGAACTGGGAGCGCGTCTTCGACCGCAAGCAGGTTCCGTTCGCCGCGGTCATCAGCGGCACCGCCACCCCTTGACCCCATGATGCGGGGCGCCGGCCTGGCGCCCTGCGCAGGAGATCAGCATGAAAGTTATCTACACCAACACCCCCGGCAGCGAGCGCGGCACCTGCTATCGCCGTCTGGACCAGTTCTTTGGCGTGATCGACGGCGCTACCTCGGTGTCCGTGCAGGGCGATGCTCCGCACATCGGCGAGGCCTACCAGCGGCAGGGCATCAGCGTCAGCGAGATCGAGGAAGGGCTGCGCCTGGACGGCCCAACCATCGCTCAGTGGGTGGCGGAGGGCTACAAGGCGTCCGCCTACCCGCCGGACGGCTACGCCCCGGTCAGCAGCCAGGCCGAGATCGACAAGGCGATCGAGGACGAGGGCGGTGGCGACGATGAAACCGATCCGCACAAAATGAAGGTCCCGCAGTTGAAGGCCTGGCTGACGGCCCAGGGCATCGCCTTTGAGTCCTCGCTCAACAAGCCCGAGTTGCAGGCCCTGATCCCGAAGGAATAAGCCATGACCGACTTCATCACCGTCGCTGACGTCGACCAGGCGCTCGGGCAGGACTGGGCAGGCGACGGTGATGCGGTCCTCGCGGTCTCCATGGCCAACGCCTGGCTCACGGCCAAGATCAAGCGCCTGGTGCCGGATCCGGTACCAGATGCAATCGTGACTGCTGGCGCGCAGGTGGCCAAGCTGGCTGCGGCCGGCAAGCTCTACAAAGACACCCAGCGCGAGGTGCAGAGCAAGACGGTGTCGGCCCAGGTTGGCACCTCGACCAGCAAAACCTACGTCGCGGGGTCTGTAGATCGCTCCGCTGGCGAGAACTTCGCCCTGGACCTCATTGCTCCTTGGATCCGGCGCTCTGGCACCGTGATGCTGAAGCGAGTGTGAGAGATCAGTTTCTTGAGGTTTGCCCGAGTTCCTGGTCAAACCAACGCTCGGCTTCGTCTACAGCAGGCATCACGCTCCTGAAATCCAGGTAGTGACCAAATCCCCGGTTGCCAAGCCACTCCTTGAAGTCTGTAAAGCTTGGATGCCAGTCGGGCGACCGGGGCTGGCCGCTTGCCCAGTCGTGGGCGAGTTGGCGTATAGCGGCTTCGCATTCAGATTTTTTCATGTCGTTTGTCTCCGTAGGAATAGGCAGGAGTGTATTTCACATGGGCATGCGCGATGAACTCCAGGCCGAACTGGCGGAGGCGTTCGACGATCCAGATGGTCTGGCCGATGCGGTGAAGCCAGTTGCAGGGAGCCGCACTGTGAAGGGCGGATATGACCCCGAGATTGGTGGCACCGTCCCGGCCTCGACCATCCATTACACCGGGCGCGGCGTCTTCGGCAGCTACCTAGCCAAGGAAATCGACGGTTCGCGTATCCAGACCGAGGACGTGAAGCTGCTGGTGCTCCAGAACGAGCTGTTCGAAGAGCAGGCTGGTCTGGTCACTGAAGCCCCGGCCTCGCCCAAAATCGGCGACCAAATCAGCGGCTACCGAACGCTTAACGTGTCCGAAGACCCAGCCCAAGCCACCTGGACCATTCAGCTGAGGAAATGACCATGCCGCGCGGCTCACACATGACCCAGCGATACGGCGGGCTTGAGGGCGGATTCGCCGAGAGCATCCGGGCGTTCGCCGAGCTGGCCGAGCAGGCTCTGGACGCTACCTTCCGCGAGATCGTGATCGAGATCGGCAGCAGCGTAATCCGCATGTCGCCGGTCGGCAACCCGGAGCTGTGGGCGGCCAACGTAGCACACCGGACCAAGGCCACCAGGGCAGCCGATGACTACGACTTCAAGGTCGCGGTGCGCAACACCCTGATCAACTTGAATCAGGACAACTTCACAAAGGCCGGCAAGCTGCGCAAGGGCGTGAAGTATGCCAAGCCACTCACCAAGACCGAGCGCGAGCAGAACTTCGCCACCAATGGCCTGGTAGCAGGTCAGGGCTACGTCGGCGGGCGTTTCCGAGGCAACTGGCAGTTCTCTATCGATTCGCCGGCAACCGAAGAGCTCGACCGAATCGACCCGTCGGGTAGCGAAGCCATCACCGCGCTCATTACCCAGGTGCAGGCGCTGACCATCGGCCAGACGGCGTACATCGTGAACAACTTGGCATATGCCGTGCCGTTGGAGTACGGCCATTCAACCCAGGCGCCGGCCGGCATGGTCAGGGTGACCCTGGCCAACTTCCAGCGCATCGTCGAAGAAGCCATCAGGAACAACAGCGTATGAGCCAAGCACGAGCCAGGCAGGCCATCGAGATCAAGCTGATGGCTTGGGCTGCGGCGCGCCCGATCCGGGTCGCGAACTTCGAGCAGGGGTTCGAGGCCGGGCCCGACGAAATCTACCTGCAGGCCTTTCAACTGCCGGCGGGCACCACCTGCCGCTATCTGGGCAGTGATGCCTACGAGTACACCGGCGTTTATCAGCTGAGCATCGTCTGCCCGGCGGGCCAGCCACTGGCTACCGCCGAGAGCCTGGTAGGTGAGCTTTCGAGCCTCTTCCAGCTGGACTCGGCGCTCAGCCGCAACGGCTTCGAGGGCCTGGTCACCGAACCAGTTGACCAGGGCTCAACCATCACCGAGTCGGCGACCTACACGGTCCCGGCCAGCTTCACCTACCGCGGTGTCGCGGACCAACCGCCCGCTGGGGCATAACCAACCGCCGCCTGGCGGGCTATCAAGAGGAAACAACCCATGGCCGCACGCTTCCCGCTGCCGAACGGCTCCGTGCTGGAAATCGCCAGCGTACTCGCCGCTGCTGTAGCCTTCACTGCTCTGACCAATGCTGCGCCGCCTGTGGCCAGCGCGGCAGGACACACCATCAAGAACGGCGATGTGCTTGTAGTCAGCTCTGGTTGGTCGCTGATTAACGACCGTGCTGTCCGCGCGGCCAGTGTTGCCGCCGACAAGTTCTCGCTTGCTGGCCTGAACACCACCAACACTGACAAGTACACCGACGGTGCAGGCCTGGGCTCTGTGATCCCAGTGACCAACTGGGCCCAGATTTCGAAGGTGACTGCCTTCACTTCCTCCGGCGGCGAGCAGCAGTACCTCACTGTCGGGTATCTGGAGGACGACGACGATCGCCAGTTCCCCACCAACCGCAACCCCATCACGCTGTCGATCACCGTCGAGGATCAGCCTGCCGCAGCCTACGTTGGGCTGGTTGAGGCCTATGGCGACAGTAAGGAACTGACTGTGGTGCGTCTCAAGCTGCCAAATGGCGACCAGATCCTCTATCCGGGCTACGTGAGCATCACCACCACCCCAACGATGGAACGTAACAACCTCATGACCCGTACCATCAGCATCGCGCTGTCGGGTCGTCCCGTCCGTTACCTGGCCGGCGCGTAAGGAGCCCCCATGGCGAAGATCAAAATTGCGCAGAACCCTACCTTTACCGCGGTAGTGCAGGTCCCGCGCATCGGCGGCGACCCGGCCCCCGTGGAGTTCGAGTTTCGCTACATGGATCGCGTCACCTTGGCCGGGATGTTCGATCGCTGGAACAAGGCCCGGGACGCTTGGGCAGAAAAGGCCAAGAACAATGGCGCGACCTGGGAAGAGGTCACCGCCGGCGAGATCGCCCTCCAGGCTGAACAGCTGGGCGAGATCGTCACCGGTTGGGATCTGGAGGACGAATTCAGTCAGGAGGCGATCCTTGACCTGGTCCGCACCTGTACCGGCGCCCCAAAGGCAGTAATCGATGCCTTCCAGGCCGCCTACAGCCCGGCCCGCTTGGGAAACTGAGGGCGGTGGCCCGGGCCTGTTATGAGCGGGGGCCATCCGCGGAGCAACTCGCCACGCTGGGACTGACCCTGGCAGACATCCCTGAAGAGGAAGTGGGGGTCTGGCCAGACGCTTGGCCTGCCTTTCGGCTTTTCGACGCAATGGGCACGCAGTGGCGGGTTGGGCCGGGCGGTCCGTCCGGCCTGGACTATGCCGCCATCCCCGCAACGGCCGCAATGCTCGGCATCAAACGCCGAGACCTCACCGACATTTTTCCCGATCTCCGCGTCATGGAGTTCGAGGCACTGGCCGTCATGGCCGAATCGATGGAGTAGATCATGACCACCATTGCCTCTCTCGGTCTTCAGATCGACTCCGGTGATGCCGTCGAGGCCAAGGACAACCTCGACCAGCTGACGGACGCCGGCAAGCGCAGCGAGGAGTCGGCTGGGCGAACTGGGCGCGCCTGGGAGACTGCCCTGGGCAGCCTGCAAGGTGACACCCGCCAGATCGTCCAGGAGCTGCAGTCACTCAACGCCAAGCAGGCCGAGCTGGCGCAGCAGATGGCCACCGTGGGGCGCGCCGTTACCAGCGCTTCCACGGCGTTCAGCAGCGCCGCCGCCAACATGGGGGCGTTCCGGACCGAGGCCGCGCAGGCGGGCAAGGTGCAGGAGGCACTCACCAGCGCCACGGATGCCGGCGCCCAGGCCGGCCGGCGCGCCGCCGAATCCGCCGACGAGCAGCAGGCCAGGATTCTAGCCGTGGCCAAGGCCTCGCTGGAAGCCAGCCAGTACGTGCAGTCGCTGAACCGGGCGACCGAGCAGAGCGCCGAGGTCACCGCCCAGGCGAATGCCGTGCTGTCGGACAGTGCCAGTCGTCAGGCGGCCATCAACAGCCGGGCCCAAGCCCTCATCGCCACAGAGGAGCGCCAGGCGGAAGCGGCGAAGAAGGCTGCCAGCGCGCATCGGGAGGAAGGGCAGGCCCTTGAGGAACTCCTGGGCAAGATCGACCCGACCGTCGCAGCAATGAGCCGCCTGGACCAGATGGAGCAGAAGCTGAAGGGCTTCCGCACCAGTGGCGCGCTCGATGCGGGGACCTTCGGCGAGTACCAGGCGAAAATCGACCAGGCGCGCACCGCATTGGGCGGCGCCGATGTTGCGCTGAATAAGACTGGTATGTCGGCCAAGGCCACGGCTGCGGCATTGCGCGGCGTGCCGGCGCAGTTCACCGACATCGTGGTGTCCCTGCAGGGTGGCCAGGCGCCGCTCACTGTGCTGCTGCAACAGGGTGGCCAGCTCAAGGATATGTTCGGGGGCGTAGGTCCGGCCGTCCAAGCCCTGGGCGGTTATGTCATGGGGTTAGTCAACCCATTCACGGTCGCGGCTGCAGCGGTGGGCGTGCTCGGCTATGCCTATTACTCAGGCAGCGAAGAGGCGGTCCGTTTCCAGAAAGCGCTGATCACCACCGGCAACGCGGCCGGCACGACGTCGGACCGGCTTTCTGGCATGGCGCGCGAGGTCGCCGCGACTGTCGGTACCACCGGCGCCGCGGCCGAGGTACTCACCCAGCTGGCCGGCAGTGGCAAGATCGCCGCTGGCAGCTTCGTCGAGATCACCGAAGCCGCTTTGGAGTGGCGCTCGGCGACCGGCAAGGCAGTCGAGGAGACCGTTGCCGAGTTCGTGAAGATCGGCAAAGACCCGGTGGCCGCCGCCAAAGACCTCAACGAGCAGTACAACTTCCTGACCGCGGCGACATACTCGCAGATCGTTGCGCTGAAGGAGCAGGGCGACACCATCGGGGCCGCCAAGCTGCTCACCGACACCTACGTCGATACCATCAAAAACCGCAGCAAGGAGGTCACCGAGAATCTGTCGATCTGGGAGCGCGGCTGGAAAGCGCTGCGTGGTGAGGTTGCTGCCACGGTCGACTCGGTCAAGAACATTGGCCGGGATCAGGATATTGCGAGTCGGATCGTTGACATGCAACGCCAGGTCGCTGCGGCACAGAGCGCTGTGAATGCTGATGCGGACGACAGTGACGCTCAGAAGAAGCTCACCAACGCCAACCTTGAGCTGAAGGGGCTTATCCAGCAGCGGGACACGCTTGCAGCGATAGCCAGCGCCCGCGCCTTGGACGCCCAGCAGCAACAGGCGGCGGTGCTTGCAATCGGCAAGATCGACGCCTTGGAGAAGTCCGCCAGGACCAACGCTGAAAAGCGGGCGGATGCACTAAAGGAGTACAACAAATCTCTGGATGCGATTCGCAAGGTCAACCCGAATGATGAGCGGCTTAAGCCTGAGACTATCGCCCGGGTGCAGGCCGACATCGCCAAGCAGTTCAAGGATTCTGCAGGGCGCACCACGTCGGTTGACCTCTCCGGATTCAACGACCAGAAGAACGCGCTGAGCGCCATCCTGGGCGAGTACAAGAATCATCAGAAGGAACTGGAGGCGGCGCAGAAGGCCGGGCTTATCTCACAGGAGTCGTATGCCGCCCAACGCGCTGCGATCATCGAGCAGCAGAGGGCCGAGGTCACGAACGCCTACGAGGCAGAGATCAAGGCGCTGGAGGAGGCCAAGGGGCGAAGCAGTACCAGCACCCAACAGCGAATCCAGCTCGACCAGAAAATCGCCGATGCCCGCGCGGCCATGGTTAAGGCACAGAAGGACGCCGATACCGAGCTTTCGGTGCTGGCGACCAATGAGCAGGGCCGGTTGGCCAAGCAGGCGAGGGCAGTGCAGGCCTACACCGACGCCCTCGACCAGCAGGTCCTGGCGCTGAGACAGCAGGGGCAGCGCTCCGCCGACAGCCTTGGGCTCGGTGATCGCCAGCGCGGCTTGCAGGATCAGCAGAACGGCATCACTGATCGGATGAACCAGCAGCGCCTGGACCTGGCCAACCAGTACGGTGACGGCTCCCGTGGCATGAGCCTCGATGAGTACAACCAGAAGCTGGCGGCTCTGAGCAAGACCGAGAAGAACCTGCAGGAAACTACCATCGCCAACTACGACCAGATGACGGCTGCCCAAGGCGACTGGCGCAAGGGTGCGTCGTCGGCATTCCAGAACTACCTGGAGCAGGCCCGGGATGTTGCCGGGCAGACGAGATCCCTGTTCACCAACGCCTTCAGCTCGATGGAGGACGCGGTCGTGAATTTCGCCATAACGGGCAAGTTCTCGTTCGCCGACTTCACCAAGTCGGTGCTGGCCGATATGGCTCGCATCGCAACACAGCAGGCTGCTTCTGGCCTACTGGGTAGCTTGGTGAGCTGGGGTGCCACTGCGGCCTCCGCCTACTTCGGTGGAGGCACTGGTAACGGTATGGAGGCTGGGTCTGCAGGCGCGGTGTCGTCCAACCTGGGAGCATCCCAGGCCGGGTACTCGTCCGCGTATGGATTCTCTGACGGTGGCTACACAGGAGATGGTGGCAAGTATGAACCTGCTGGCATTGTTCATGCCGGTGAGTTCGTACTGCGTCGCGAAGTTGTCAGCCAGCCAGGAATGCTCGATTACCTGCAAACCCTGAACAGTCGCGGCTACGCAGATGGTGGGTTGGTGACGCCGACGGCGGTACCCCGCCAGATCTCCAGCGCTAGTGGTGGGGCTTCGTACAGTTTCCCGGTATCGGTTCAGGTCGATGCGTCTGGGCAGTCATCCTCAGGGGGTCAGTCGTCTCAGGACCTGGCTGCCGTCGGACAGGGCATCCAGGCTGCCACCAAGGCTGAAGTCGAGAAGGCCATCGCCGCCGGGCTACGGCAGGGTGGTTCGATCTGGCGCGCAATTAACAGGAGGGGCTGATGGCCATCGAAACGTTCACTTGGCCAACACAGCGCGGAGAGACGCCAGATATTACCTACCGGGTCCGTGCATCCAAGTTTGGTGGCGGGTACCGGCAGGTGGTGGGTGACGGCCCCAACAACAAAGAGGACAGCTACCCGATCACCGTAACCGGCACGAAGGCACAGGTCCGCAAGATCATGGAGTTCTTCGACCGGCACGGCGGCGCCAAGGCCTTCCTTTGGTCTACGCCGCTCGGTGATCTGGGCCTGTTCACCTGCGCAGACCCTAAGCCCACCCCTGTGGGCGGCGGTCGGTTCAAAATATCAGCCACCTTTGAGCGGGCTTTCCACCCGTAAGGAATGTCCATGTCACTGATCAAAGACATCCAGACCCTGGAACCCGGCAACGAGGTCCTGCTGTTCGAACTGGACGGCTCGGATTTCGGAGCCGACATGCTCAGGTTCCACGGGCATGCGATTCCGCACACGGCCGAGGAGCTGACCGCCGCTGGTGCAAACGCCGACCAGCTGCCGGCCAAATCGATCTGGTGGCAGGGTAACGAGTACGGCGCCTGGCCGATGCAGATCGATGGCATCGAAGCGAACTCGGACGGTACCGCCGTGCGCCCCACGCTGACCGTGGGCAACGTCAACGGCCGGATCACAGCCCTGTGCCTGGCCTTCGACAACCTGCTCGAGTTCAAGCTGACCATGCGCCACACGATGGCGCGTTACCTGGATGCGGTGAATTTTCCGGCAGGCAACCCGGAGGCCGACCCCACCGAGGAAGCCATCGAGGTCTGGTACATCGACCAGAAGGTGTCCGAGAACGGCACTACTGTTTCTTGGGAGCTGGCCAGCCCGGGCGATGTGGGCGGGGAGACGATTGGCCGGCAGATGACCCAGCTATGCCACTGGGCAATGACTGCCGGATACCGTGGTCCGAACTGCGGATACACCGGCCCTTACTATGACCTGGACGGCAACCCCACGGACGATCCGGCCAAGGACCAATGCAACGGCTGCCTCGACTCAGGCTGTACCGTTCGCTTCGGCCAGGGCAACCGGCTGCCATTTGGCGGCTTCCCGGCTGTTTCCCTCATCGCACGGAGCTGACCATGCGCAAACACATCCTCGCCGCCGTGCAAGCGCACGCTGCGGCGGAGTACCCGCGCGAGTGCTGCGGGCTGATCATCGCTGTTGGCCGCTCCCACAGGTATATGCCGTGTGAAAACGCCGCCGCCGACCCTGCTGAAGAGTTCCGGATTTCGCCGGAGCAGTATGCTGAAGCGGAGGACCAGGGCGATGTAATCGGCATCGTGCACTCCCACCCGGACGCAACTAGCAAGCCGTCGCCACGCGACCTTGCCATGTGCGAAGCCACGGGTCTGCCCTGGTACATCCTGTCGTGGCCGGAAGGCGACCTGCGAAGCGTCACGCCAACCGGTCACACACCACTGCTTGGGCGTCCTTTCGTGCACGGCGCCTGGGATTGCTGGCAGGTCTGCGCGGACTGGTACAAGCGCGAGTGGGGGTTGGAATTCCCGACCTATGCCCGGGAGGACGGGTGGTGGGAGCAGGCAGATGGCCCAAGCCTTTATGAACAGGCATACGAGGCCGCTGGCTTCTACCAAGTCGGCCAGCCACAACGCGGCGACATGGTCGTCATGGCAGTGGGACGCACCGCGCACCCGAACCATGCCGGCATCTACCTGGGCGCCGACGCACAGCTGCCCGAGGAGCACGCCCAAGTCTTCGGGCCTGGCCCCTTCATGCTGCACCACCTGCTCGGCAGGCCATCAGAAATCATCGTGTTCGGCGGCCCCTGGCTCGACCGGGCGCGCCTCGTATTGCGTCATCAAGACGCGAAATGAAGCGGCTGAGCCGCAGGAGTGAATATGCACAGCAATGATCCGTATAAGCCAGTCATCGCCTGGCGTGGGCATCTCCGCAAAGTCCCTGATCGCGAACCAGTTGAGCTCGATGTTCAGGACGGGCGCGCTGAGTATGTGCTCAGCGGCCCTTATAGCCTCAGTGAAGGCAGTCGAATTGAGGTAGTTAACGGAGAATTGCTGTTTAGCGGGACGGCACTCGATTGAGGTGCCCGAACAGCCTGGCCAAGTCACCGAGCGCATGGATGTATTGCAGCTCGTGAGCCTGGATCAAAGCGACTTCCTTGCCAGTCGAAACCAGTGCGTCTCGAACTTGATCGAATTTCATTTCAGCCAAGAAGGCGTGAATGCCGCGTGCCTCCTCGACGCCGGTCAGTGATATTTCTGCAGCTTTCGCTACGACCTCTTCATCACGGGTGATGAGAAAATACGGGAAAATTGTCTGCATTGAGCTTCCTAGGCATTGATTCCCAGTCCATGGGCTTTCCGGCAACGGACCGGGGCGGCTCATTGGAGGCATAACGCTACTACGGCAACAGGCAGTCGGGTTACTGGCTTTCTATCCAAGCTGGATGCCCGACCAGTTTCTGAAACCTTCGCGGTCTATGCTTGCTCAAAGCATTGAGCAAATGCCGCCAGCGAAGGATCAAGGACATGGACTACTCCAGCATGGCTGAATCGTTGGAAAAGATGCTGCGGGAAGGTGCAAAGGAGGAAAGCCAGTCGAATGACGAGCCACAGACTAAGAAATCCGATTCCGAGGTCGAGGTGATCCCTCAGTCTTCGGAAGTAGCTCTCAGTATAGGAAGGGGGTGTTCTGTAGTCGCAGTGTTTTGCCTTTTCTGTTCCGGGGGAGCATCGGCAATCACCCAGTCAAGCTCGATGCCTATGGCTTTTGAGAGATGCGAAGAGGCCAGCACTCAAATCATCGCTCAGTTGAACTCCCCGCCAAGGCATGTAGAGCAGTTGGTGAATGTGCCAGGCGCAAGAGTGACGCGAGTTTCTCTTGAGGACTCAACTGTCTTGATCACCTGTGACGCTGAGGAAAAAAGGGTTCTGATAGAAAGGTCGAATGAGCGGCCAACGCCTTAAAGCATTTTGGTGCTGATCTCTCGCAATGCCCAGCCTCGCGCTGGGCTTTTGTACTCATCATTGAGATAAATCCTGTCTATGCTCCTGTGGTGTCTATGTTCTATTTCTGGCGGGGGTAGGGGTATGAGGCATCCATTAAATCTCTTATTCGCATTAGCACTGGTTGGGTGCTCAGGCAAAGTTATTTTCTATGATAAATTGACTGACGCATGCAGAGGCGAGTTCTGTGAGGGCATTCCCTTCTACCGCTTGGTGCCTGAGCCTAGTTACTATATTCACGACCGAATACTCGATAAAAATGGTGTTATGACCCATTACGCAGGAGGCATGAGCAAAGTGCCCCTGTGTACAGTAACCTATATTACTGAGTGGAATATGGTTCCCCAAGGCCATCAAAGCCTTATTCGGTACGAGCCGAAGCCATTTGAGAGTTCACAGTTCTCAGTCGATTTAAGAGAGAACGGCACCCTTGCCAAGGTGGGCACCGCGTCTACTCCCGGTACGCAGACCGCAACTAGCGCGCTAAATAGTTTCATCTCGACTGTAAGGCTGGCAACGGGCGGCTCAGCAACGATGGCGCTTGGTCAAGCCCCCACAATTAGACTTCCGAGTGACCCTCCTTGCACTGATGGAAAGATATCGATAGAGGTCATTGGAAAAGCCAATCCGGCTGAGCCGCCGGCAGGCAAGCCAACACCTTCTCCGGCGTGTCGCGATCGTGTTACCCCAGACTGTGTATGATAGCTATGCGATTGTTTGGGTTCTGGCATGGCTGAATGGTAAATTTCTTCCTTCATCAAGGAGGGATCACATGCGAATTCTGATCGGTGCGGTGGGGCTGGCGTTGCTGGCTGGGTGTGCTTCGATGAATGAAAAGCGTGCTGACGGGCCGGCTTATGCCGCTAACAGTTTGAAGTCCGTAGATCAGGTCGCAGAGTGCGTATTGTTCTCTTGGCAGAATCAATCGCTGATGGGCGCCCACTATGCTGCTGCCATCCAGCCATTGGCGGGAGGAGGGAAGACAGTAATCAGCGCTGGTGAGGTTGAGTTTGCTGATTTCCAAGCATTGCACGATAAAACCAATGTAAACCTTTACTTCCAGACCGGTCTGATGGACTGGAGGAAAAGTCGACGAATTGAGGCAGTTAAGAGCTGCCTCTGAACAAGCCGCCTCCGGGCGGTTTTTTCTTGCCTGGAGAAACGTATGCCCGGCTCAGCGATTCAGTACACCCCCATGACAACCATTAAGCTGTCCGGCTCATTGGCACGGAAGTTCGGTCGCACCCACCGGCGGCAGCTCGACAGCGGGGATACCTGGGAGGCTTTTAAAGCTCTGGCAGCCACCCTGGCTGGGTTCGAAGATGAGATTCGCCGCCTTGATGGGATGGGGTTGCGCTTTGCGGTATTCCGGAATCGGCACAATGTCGGGGCTGACGAGTTTAGTCGTGGCGGCGTCCGCGAGTTACGCCTGGTTCCAGTAATCGGTGGAAGCAAGCGGGGCGGGTTACTGCAGACGGTTGTAGGTATCGCGCTCATCGCTGCCGCGACGATTGCTACAGGTGGATTTGGCGCAGCGTTCGCGGCTGGTGCAGGTGGTTGGGGCGTTGCGGCTGCGGTTGGTGCATCCATGGCCATCGGCGGCGTCATCCAGATGCTCAGCCCTCAGCCAAAGGGGTTATCCACCAGCGCCGCGCCCGAAAACAGACCGTCCTACGCCTTCGGCAGTGCGAACAACACCACCGCCAGCGGCAACCCTGTCCCTATCTGCATCGGCGACCGCCGCTGGGGCGGGGCGATTATCTCTGCCTCCATCGAGGCGCAAGATAAGGTCTAGTCAGTTGACTGCCTTGCACTTTTTCAGTACTTTTCAGCTACGTTGTACAAGTTGCATGAGATCGGCGCCTAACGGCGCTTTTTTATGCCTGTAGAAATGCCAAAGCCCCGGACGTGAAAGCGTGTCGGGGCTTTTTTGTGCCCGCGAATCCCCTCGGGGATACCGGTGCAGGCTAGGTCAGATCAACCGAAAAGGGACGGTTTTGCTCCGCCTACGCCCCTGCCTGCACCGCCTTCTTCAGGCGGAAGGAGCTACCCATGAACAACAACGTCATTCCGTTCCACTATGAAGGCCAGGCCGTTCGCTTCAATAGCGAGGGCTGGGTCAACGCTACCGATGTGGCCAAGCGATTTGGCAAGCGTCCAGTGGATTGGCTCAAGCAGGAAGATACCAAGCTGTACATGCAGGTGATGGCGGATGCTTTGGGCTTAGACACCAAAGTGACTCAGGGTCACTTTGGTCTGGTGCGTACTGCTCGCGGCGGCAAATCTCCGGGGACATGGCTCCATCCGAAGCTGGCGGTCGTGTTTGCGCGATGGCTAGATATGAAGTTCTCAGTCTGGTGCGACCTGCACATTGACGCTCTGCTGCGCGGTGAGCTGAATGAAAAGCAGCAGTTCGATCGTGCTTGCCGCGCGCTGGACGATGGACAGCAGGTCGCCAGCCTAAGTGGACGCGAACTGGCTCGATGGAAGGGGCGCAAACCCGCTCTGGTTCATCAGGTCGAGTACTGGCGCGAACAACTTCAGATGACGTTAGGACTCGATGCGGCCTGAGCGCCGCTCGACATAGCAACCGCCTCCGGGCGGTTTTTTATTGCCCGGAGGAAAGCATGGGCCCAGCAGATCAACTGGATATCACTGGCGCCAAGGGCGGCAGCAGCAAGCCGAAAACGCCTGTCGAGGCTCCTGACAGCCTACAGTCGACCAACATCGGCAAGATTCTAATTGCCGTGGGCGAGGGTGAGTTCGACGGCGCTCCCACTGACCGTGACATCTTCCTCGACAATACCCCGATCGTTGATACCAGCGGCAATGTGAATTTCCCCGGGGTGAAGTGGGAGTGGCGACCAGGTTCGGTCGAGCAGGACTACATCCAAGGCATCCCGGCGATCGAGAACGAGACCACCGTTAATGTGGAGCTGCGTAGCGACAATCCATTTGCCCGTGCTCTGAGCAACACCCAGCTCTCGGCTGTGCGCGTGCGAATGGTCTGGCCGCGCCTGGCGCAGCAGGACAGCAGTGGCAATACCAATGGCTACCGCATTGAATACGCCATCGATATCGCTACCGATGGTGGCGCCTATGTCGAGGCACACTTGGGGGCGGTGGACGGCAAGACCACCAATGGCTACCAGCGCTCGGTGCGCGTGAACCTGCCAAAAGCAACGTCCGGCTGGATGCTGCGCGTGCGTCGCATCACTCCGAATGCCAACAGCGGCACTGTGGCCGACACGATGACCATCGCTGGCTACACCGAGATCATCGACCAGAAGCTGCGCTACCCGAATACCGCGCTGCTGTACATCGAGTTCGATGCTCAGCAGTTCCAGAACATCCCGGCCGTGACAGTGAAGTGCAAGGCTAAGCGCTGGCCTGTGCCGAGCAACTACGATCCTATTGCGCGTACTTATACCGGCGCATGGGACGGCACCTTCAAGCAGGCTTGGACCAACAATCCTGCGTTCGTCACCTATGGCGTGTGCGTGGAAGATCGCTTCGGTCTGGGCAAGCGCATCAAGTCGTGGATGGTCGACAAGTGGGAGATGTACCGCATCGCGCAGTACTGCGACCAGCAGGTTCCGAATGGGCAGGGTGGTCAGGAGCCACGCTTCCTGTGCGACATGAACTTGCAGGGCCGCGCCGAGGCCTGGACTCTGCTGCGCGATCTGTCGGCAATCTACCGGGGCATGGTGTACTGGGCCCACGGCTCCCTGTTCATGCAGGCGGACATGCCGCGCGCCCAGGACATCGACTACGTGTTCACCCGGGCGAACGTCATCGATGGTGAGTTCGTCTACGGCGGTGCCGAGCGCAATACGCACTACAGCCGCGCCCTGGTCAGCTACGACAACCCGGCCAACAACTACGACACCGACGTCATTCCGGTGACGGACAACGCGCTCCAGCGCCGGTACCGGGACCGTCCGGTGGAAATCTCAGCCATCGGGTGCACCCGTGCGTCCGAGGCTCAGCGCCGCGGCAAGTGGGCGTTGCTCAGCAACAGTCAGGACCGCACCGTCACCTTCAAGACTGGCATGGAAGGCCGGATTCCCCTGCCTGGCTACGTCATTCCCGTAGCTGACGAATTGGTGGCGGGTCGTCCGAACGGTGGACGGATCTGGGCGGCAGCTGGCCGCGTTATCACCCTGGACCGTGACACGCCGATCAAAGCTGGTGACCGGCTGATCCTGAACCTGCCGAACGGGACCGCTCAGGCGCGCACTGTGGCATCCGTCCGCGGGCGTGCCGTGACTGTGACTACTGCATACGGCTTGCAGCCAGAGCCGGAGCTGCAGTGGGCGATCGACTACGACGATCTCGCTGTGCAGCTGTTTCGCGTGCTCAAGACCACCCGCACCCAGGAAGGTGACTACGAGATCACCGCGCTCGAGTTCAATCCGAGCAAGTTCGCGGCGATCGACACCGGCGCCAAGCTGGATGAGCGTCCGATCAGCGTGATCCCGGTGACAACCGTGCAGCCCCCGGCCAGCGTAACGCTGTCGTCTGCCCACATGATCGACCAGGGCATCGCCGTCAGCACCATGACCATCGCCTGGCCGGCAGTGGAGGGTGCTGTCGCCTATGACGTGGAGTGGCGCAAGGACAATGGCAACTGGGTAAGCGTGCAGCGCACTGGGGCAGCGTCTGTGGACGTAGTCGGTATCTACGCTGGTGCTTATCTGGCGAGGGTGCGAGCGGTTAGCGCATTCGACATTACATCGATGTGGACGAGTTCTGTCCTTACCCAGCTCACAGGAAAGGAGGGCTCGCCGCCATCTGTCACCTTCCTCGAAGCAGAAAGCCTTCTATTCGGAATCGGCATCAAGTGGGGCTTCCCGACCGGTGCCGATGACACGCAGCGTACCGAACTGTGGTACAGCGAGGGTACAGACTTGAGCTTGGCTACCAAGCTGGCTGACTTGGCGTACCCGCAAAATGAATACGTCATGCAGGGCCTGCGTGCTGGCCAGCGGTTTTACTTCTGGGCGCGCCTAGTAGATCGGTCTGGCAACATTGGACCGTTCTACCCTGTCGAGGGTACCTACGTAACCGGTGCGGCCAGCGCCGATGCGGGGCCAATCCTTGAGCAGATCGCTGGCGAGATCCTCGAAAGCCACCTTGGCCAGCAACTCACCGAGAAGATCGACCTTATCGATGGCAACGGCCCTGGGTCGGTGAACGAGCGAGTGGGTACCGCCAAGACCGAGCTGGCTCAGCAGATCAGCGAGGTCAACGATGCCCTCAGTACCACCAAGGGCAATCTGGAGCAGCAGATTGCTGCTACAAACCAGAATGTCGCGAACGCTAAATCTGCCCTCGAGCAGCAGATCGCCGTTGTGGATGGAGAGGTCGACGCTGCCAAAGCCGACCTGCAGCAGCAAATAAACAATGTGTCCGCGCTGGCCGGCTCGCTGCCGTACAACAAAGATAAAACCTACACCACCAACCAGGGCGTGCTGGGATCTGATGGCAAGCTGTATCAGGCGCTGAAGGCTGTACCGAAGAACACCCCGCCGCCGGACGCGACCTACTGGACCGACGTTGGCCAGGCTATTGTCACGGCGGCCGGCACGGCTTCGCGTGTGTCGAAGGTCGAAACCGACGTGTCCACGCTGGACGGCAAGAGCACGGCCCAGGCGTCGCAGATCGGCGGGTTGCAGTCAGGGCTGACGGCAACCAACCAGAACGTGACCGCTGCCCAGCAGGCCGCAGATGCGGCAAACACGCTGGCGGGTGGCAAGGGCAAGGTGATCATCCAGGCAGCGGCCCCGGCCGTTGCTGACCGTTTGGCGCAGAACCTGTGGATTGATACCACGGGCAACGCCAACACGCCGAAGCGCTGGAACGGTACCACCTGGGTGGCGGTCACGGACAAGGCGGCTTCCGATGCGGCGGCCGCCGCCCAGTCGGCGCTGTCTCAGGTCGCCTTGAAGGCCGATGCCACCGTGGTCAACAACGTGGCCACCCGGGTCAGTGAGGCCGAGGGCAAACTGTCGTCCCAGGCCACCCGCATGGATGGGATGCAGACCAGTATCGACGGCAAGGCCAGTTCACAGGCCCTGCAACAGGTGACCAGCCGAGTAACGGCCACCGAGCAAAAGGACGTGGCTCAGGATCAGCAGCTAAGCTCGCAGAGTTCGGCCATCGTCTCGCTGACCGACAGCGTATCCAAGAAGGCCGAGGCCTCGACCGTCCAGGCCCTGAGCAATGAGGTCAACCAGCACGGCCAGGACCTCAGCGCGCAGGGGCAGTCGCTGACCAAAATCAATGCGGCCTTGCCGTTGGTGGGCGGCGAGAACCTGGTCTACAACCCGTCATTCGACACGCCGGACCCCACCACACCGCTGGTTGCCGATGGCTGGTGGTATGACAGTTCGAGCGCTCCGGTTAGCCGGGCGCCTTCGCTGGTTGGCTCCACCCTGGCCCCGGGTTTTGCTCAGCGCCTTGACGTGGCAGGACTGACTTCGAGCAGCTGGGCGCGGGTTTATGGCCGGGCCAACCGCCGGTTCAAGGTGGTGCCTGGCAAGACGTACACCGCTTCGGTGTACATGCGCGGCACGGCCGGCCTACGTATTCTGCCGCAGGTGTATGGCGTCAGCGCCGATGGCGTCAGCAGCAATTCGTGGGCCGGAGTTCGTGTTGATGCCAGCGACACGTGGGCCCGCCTATCGGTCACGTTCACCGCTGATGCCAATACCGCGCAAATCTACCCGGCGTTTGTGGTGTATGGCGGCGCGTCGGCGTCTGCCGGCTTTATCGAGGGCGACCAGTACCAGATCGAGGAAGGCGCGCTGGCCACCGGGTGGCGCGACAACGGCCAGGTCAACAGTGGCAATCAGGCGTCGACCGCGACAGCGGTGGAAGCGCTGAACGCCAAGGTGACCCAGCAGGGCGCCGACCTGACCAGTGTGTCGAGCAAGACCACCAGCCTGGAAAACAGCCTGGCAACTACCAACGGCAACGTCACGACGGCGCAGCAGGCTGCACAAGCTGCGTCCGATGCAGCCGGGGCCAAGGGCAAGGTGTTGTACCAGTCGACTGCGCCGGCCGTGGCGGATCGACTGACCCAGAACCTTTGGATCGATACCACGGCAAACGCCAACACGCCCAAGCGTTGGAACGGCTCGGCGTGGGTCGCAGTGACGGACAAAGTCGCCACGGATGCGGCTGCTGCTGCCCAATCGGCGCTCAATCAGGTTGCAACCAAGGCCGATGCGAGCGCAGTCCAGACGCTGACAAACCGTGTGACCAATGTAGAAGGAACCTCCACAGCCCAAGGCCAGTCGCTGACTGCGCTCCAGGCGAGCCTCACTACGACCAATCAGAACGTCACTGCCGCCCAGCAGGCGGCGCAGGATGCCTCGGCGCTGGCTGGTGGCAAGGGTAAGGTGCTGGTTCAGTCTGCCGCGCCGTCGGTGGCTGATCGGTTGGCTCAAAACCTATGGATCGATACGACCGGAAATGCGAACACGCCCAAGCGCTGGACGGGTACGGTCTGGGAGGCCGTTTCCGACAAGGTCGCAACTGACGCGGCGGCTGCAGCCAGCAGTGCCTTGAATCAGGTTCAAACCAAGGCTGACGCTTCAACCGTAGCTGCGCTGACCAACACAGTCACTCAGCAGGGCACAAACCTGGCAGCCCAGGGGCAGTCACTCACCAACATCAGCGCCAGTCTGGGCCGAGTGCTGAGCAATTCGGAGAAGGTCTACCAGTCAGTCTTCAGTGACATGGCAACCGACAGCTGGGTCCGTACGGTGACGAACCCCGGTACGACTATCACGTACGAGAAAACTGCCGGGAACGTGAGCGGCGCCACCATGACGCTCGACAGTGGCTCAGGTAACTTGAACTGCTGGGTGGCGTCGTCTCGGAAGGTCAGGTTCGAGCCAGATCGTCTCTACAAGCTGTCCGGAAGAGTCCAGCAACTGTCCCAAGGTGCAGGGGCCGCCAGGACCTACATGGGGCTCGACGCTTTTGCCGAAGACGGGGCAACCCGTATCAGCGCAAGTGGCGCCAATACGCATGCAGGGTCTCACTACGTGCTCATGTCGGCCGTAACCTTGCCGGTAGGTACGTGGGTGGAGGCCACGATCTACGTCAAAGGGCATACGATTGGTGCAGAGAGCGGGGCCGCCGGCGCGGGAACGATCACTGACCCGAAACGCATGAAGACGGGGACTGCCTGGATCTCCCCAATGCTGATCACTGGCTATGATGCCGTTGGTGGCAAGGTCTCGGTCGACTACTTCATCATCGAGGACGTCACCGAACAGGTGCAAATCGACAGCAATGCCTCTGCTACAAGCGCGTTGACATCCCGCGTCACGCAGAATGAGCAAGGACTTGCATCGCAGTCGTCTTTGATCACGAACCTGCAGTCGGGGCTGACGAGCACAAACGGAAATGTTGCCGCGGCTCAGCAGGCAGCTCAGGCGGCCTCCGATCTGGCGGGCAGCAAGGGCAAGGTGATCGTGCAGTCGGCTGTGCCCGTCACCGCAGACCGCTTGGCGCAAAACCTTTGGATTGACACCACAGGTAATGCCAACACCCCGAAACGCTGGAGCGGAAGTGCCTGGGTCGCGGTTACTGACAAGGTAGCGACCGATGCTGCAGCTGCTGCTCAGTCCGCGTTGTCCCAGGTCGCGACAAAAGCCGAGGCCTCCTCGCTTCAGGCGCTGACCAACACCGTTACGCAACAGGGGCAGCAGATCACCGCAGACGGCCAGGCAATCACCCGAATCGATGCTTCGTTGACTCAGGTGAAAGCTGACACCGCCGCCAACGCGCAGGCTACCTCAGCCCTTACCGGCCGCGTCAGCGCGAACGAAGCCGGGATTACCAGCGCATCGAACCAACTGACTCAGCTGGACAACAGCCTTGGTGACGTGGGCGGCGAGAACCTGGTTTACAACTCATCTTTCGAGAAGGAGAGCACAACCTCAGGGGTGGCAGACGAGTGGTGGTACGACGGTACTGGCGGGACCAGAGCACCGAGCTTGGTGCCGTCGACGATAGCGCCTGGGCGAGCTCAGAGGCTTGACGTCACGGGGCTGGGCCCCAGCCTCTGGGCCAGGGTCTATGTGAAGTCGACACGGCGATTCAAGGTTACGCCTGGCAAGACTTACACGGCTTCTGTCTACATGCGCGGCACCCCAGGGCTGCGCATTCTGCTGCAAGTCTATGGCGTCAATGCCTCAGGTTCGAACACCACTTCTTGGGGCTCGACCAGGACTGATGCCAGCGACGCATGGGTTCGCCTGACCCATACATTCACGGTGGATGCTGCCACCGATGCTGTGTACCCGTCCGTGGTCGTCTACGGTGGGGCCAATGTCAGCGACGGGTTCATTGAGGCGGACCAATACCAGGTGGAGGCGGGGACCCGAGCGAGCGGCTGGCGAGACAACGGGCAGGTAGTGGCGCTGCAGCAGGCGGCAACATCAGCAGCGGTTGACTCCCTCAGTTCCAAGGTGACCCAGCAGGGCGCGGACTTGGTCAGCGTGTCGAGCAAGACCACGAGCCTTGAAAACAGCCTCACCACTACCAACGGCAACGTCACTACGGCGCAACAGGCCGCCCAGGCGGCTGCCGATGCTGCTGGCGCCAAGGGCAAGGTGTTATATCAATCCACCGCGCCGGCTGTGGCGGATCGGCTGGCTCAGAACTTGTGGATCGACACCACCGGCAACGCCAACACGCCGAAGCGGTGGAGCGGCACGACCTGGCAGGCGGTGACGGACAAGGTGGCCACGGATGCGGCAGCCGCTGCCCAGTCTGCGTTGTCGCAAGTGGCGCTGAAGGCGGATGCCTCTGCATTGCAGACGCTAGGCTCCACGGTCTCGCAGCAAGGCACCACGCTGACGAGCCAGGCGGCCTTGATCACCCAGATCAAGGCCTCCATGGGGCAGCAGCCAGATAACCTCATTTTGCGGGGGGCGTTCGAAGACGGAGTTTCAGATCCTTGGACGGCTGGACCAGTGATTGTCGGGGTTTCGGCGCATCCCTCGGCCAGCAAAGCGATTGCGTTCTATGGCAACAGCTTCTGCGGCCTTGAGCGCAACGTGTTGACCAAGGGCGGCGAGCAGTTCGACCTGTCGGCCGATATCTTCGCGGGCTACATGACCAGCGGGCAGATGGCCCGGATGCAAATGCAGTTCTTCGACAAAGCCGGCGCGGCCATCAGCTACTTGGACGCCTTTGCGGTGGTGTCCGGGCTTGGTTCTTTCAAAGCCTATGCCGGTCGGATCACCGCCCCGGCCGGCGCCGTATCGGCACGGTTCGTGACCCGCCTGGAACCTTCGGACGGCAGCGGCCGGGCGCTGTGGTGCAATATCGTGGCGCGCCGGGTATCGGAGGCCGAAGCCGCCACGGCGAACGCTGTCAGTAGCGTGACCAGCACCGTCAACCAGCAGGGTGAAAAGCTCTCTGCCGAGACGCAGCGAATCGATGTGTTGTCTGCATCGGTCGGCAGCGCCCAGTCAGCGATCCAGAACGAGATCACGGCACGGACCAACGCCGATTCGGCGCTCAGCGAGCAAATCCAGACCACGCAGTCGACCTTGGGGGAGACGACTGCATCTGTACAGCGAGTCAGCACGACGCTCAACCAGCTCAATGGCGTGGCGAACGCCTCGGAAGTGGTCAAGGTTCAGATTACCGCCAATGGCATCCGCCATGTGGCCGGGTTTGGCCTGAGCATCGACAACTCCAAAGGCGCGGTGCAATCGACGTTCGCGATCCTGGCAAACAGGTTTGCGATTCTCAACCCTTCTGGCGATGCAGTTTCAAGCCCGTTTGCCGTGGTCGGCAACCAGACGTTCATCAGTGATGCGTATATCCGGGACGCAAGTATCGGTAACGCCAAGATCACGAACGGTGCCATCACCACCGTGAAGATTGGTGAGGCGGAGGTGGACACGCTGCGCATCCGGGGTAATGCGGTGACGATCCCGGTAGGCGCTTTCGCAGGGTCCAACACGGTCAGCGTCACTGTAACGCTCGATGGCAACTATCCGGTGTTCCTGCAGGGGTCTTTGACGCAAACCTATCAGTCGGATATCAGCATGACCCGTAACGGCGTTCTGCTCTGGACGGAGCGGCCCCAGAACTCAACGCTAGCAAGTCGCGGTGTGATGGATTACCCGGGGCCTGGCACGCACACCTACACCCTTTCCTCAAACCACGCCGGTAACACTAACGGCGCCTCGATTCTTGCGGTGGTATGCAAACGATGAGCAGATTGACCTTGGATGAGGGCGATCCGTATGAGGTCGTCTCGTACTTTGTTACGGATCAGCAGAATGTGGTTATTCAGTCAGGCACTTCCCAGCGCCTGCACTTGAATGACCACGCCATGGGCGGCGTGCTGCACCTTGGCACGGCGCCGCAGGGGCGCTTCAAGTACATAGACGGCGAGTTTGAGTCCTACACGCCTGAGATCAGTTATGACCTGGCGCGCCGGGACGGGTACCCGCCCATCGAGGAACAGCTGGACATGCTCTGGCACGCCATGGATCAGGGGCTCATGCCCAAGGCTGAGCCTTTCTACACGACCTTGCAGAAGGTCAAGCAGCAACACCCCAAAACCTGAATGCTACAAACCAATCTATGCCCGCTGAGCGCGGGCTTCTTTTTGTCTGGAGAAAACCCATGCCATTTGTCGCCATCAACCTGAGCAATGACTACGAAGTTGCCAACAAAACCCGCTACGCCACCCAGGGAGAGGCTGACGCTCGCGCGCGCGAGATCCTGACCCAGTTTCCGGCCGCCCAGGTCTGTGTTGCACAGGTGCTGAAGGACTACACCGCCACGGTAGCCATTACTGTCGCAGACCCGGCCGATCCGGCGCCTGAGCCTGAAGCGCCTGTCGCCTGACGCACCCCGTAATCAACCCACGCCCGCCTAGCGCGGGCTTCTTTTTGCCTGGAGAAAACCATGTCCCGAATTTCTGCCGCAGTTGCCGGCGGCGTAAACGTGATTGCCTTCTTGGACATGCTGGCTTGGTCCGAAGGCACTTCGACTATCAAGGCCAGCGACGACGGGTACAACGTCCTAGTGGGTGGCAAACTGTTCAGCGATTACGGGAGGCACCCGAGGGTGAAGGTGTGGCTGCCCAAGTACAGCATCTACAGTTCTGCTGCCGGCCGGTACCAGTTCCTCGCCGGCACTTGGGACGCCATCGTGAAGAATTACGGGTTCAAGGGCCGTTTCATTCCCGAGGCCCAGGACCTGGCTGCGATCAAGTTGCTGACGGAGTGCGGCGCGCTGCCGCTCATCAAGGCCGGTCGCATTGCCGAAGCGATAGTCAAGGCCGCCCCGATCTGGGCCAGCCTGCCCGGTGCTGGCTATGGCCAGCGCGAGCACAAGCTGGCCGCGCTGTTGGGCATCTACGAAGCGGAGCGGGCGGTCGAGGCCAAGCCACAAGATCAGCTTCTGGCGATGTTCAGCGCCTGCGGTGGGGAGATGGCGGCGTGAATGGCTGGGTCAAGGCCGCAGCCTTGGTCCTTGTGGTGACGTCCTACTGGGGCGCCTACCAGCATGGCCGGTCGGTGGAGCGTGCTGTTGCTGGCCAGGCGTCAGCACAGCGAGACAGTGGTGATCGCCTAGCTGAGGTAATCGGCGAGCGCGGTGCCAGACAGGAAGAACAGCGACGCGCCGAGGCGCAGGAGGAGGCGAGAGCCCATGCCCAGGAAGAAAGAACGATTGCTGATGTTGGCGCTGCTGACGCCGATGCTGCTGGCCAGCGGCTGCGCAGTGACGCCACCCAGCTCGCCGCCACCGTCAGTTGCACCGGCTCGGATACCGCCGCTGTCGCCAGAGGCGAGACAGCCACCCGCGCCGCCATGGTGCTCTCCGACCTGCTCACACGGGCTGATGCTCGAGCGGGAGAGTTGGCGAAAGCTTATGACCAAGCCCGAATAGCGGGCCAGGCCTGCGAAGCGTCCTATAATGCCCTGATCAAGTGATAGGGGTAGGGCAGTGGACAAGCGTACCTTCATTGGAATGGTCGAGGCCGGCGAGCCGCTGATTCAGCAGGCTGTCGACGCCATGCGGGAGTATCACCAGGCGCAGGATCGAGGTGCGCCGGCGGCGGAGGTCGAGCGCCTGCGCCTGCTGGCCGAGTCGCTGTTTCAGGTGGTCTCCGATTACCAGCTTCGGGTGATTGCCACGATGCGCGGCAAGGATGTGCCGCCTCTCCACTGATCCGCTGGCCGGCGATTGCCCGCTGCGGATTCCGCATATACGATACTGTATCGATATACAGTATTGGTGCAGCATGTACTTTCTCCTCGTTCGCCGCCGCGTGAATGGTGTGGCCATCCCTTCCGATCAGCTCAGGAAGATCCAGCCCCTGCGGGCCGACATCCACATCGGTGGCCATCATAGTGAGCCGCTGGGCCGGGTTTCGACCCAGGCGTGGGTGTTCAGCCCGTCGCCGGGGCCCGACATCATCCCCCGGCTGCACGACGCCAAGGTCAACGGCATGGCTCAACTCGGCATAAACATCAACGGCATCGAGGAGGTCGACGGCGTGCTGTATGCGCAGTCCTGGTGGTGCAGGGCAGAATGATGGCCGGGATACCGCAGGCCTGGCTGGATGAGCTGAACGACCAGTTCGCCCTGATCACCGATCCGGACGGCCGCGCTGCCGTGCTCGATGAGATGGCCTATGCCGCCCATCGTCGGCGAGAGGTCAGCGCCGAGAACCTGGTCGACATGCTGGGGCTGTCCGAGGCGTCTCGTTACTGGGCTCTGATGGAGCACGAGGAGGCCTGGGCTATAGGCCTGTTCGGCAAGTACGAGCCAGATAACCATCTTGGTCACCAGGTGATAAAGGGGGGCGGGAAGGCCATGCCTTAG